GATTTCCATTCGAGAACGGGTGAATCAGGAAGTCAACGTCGGGGATAGGTGGGAAACCGACCTTACCTGTGCTGTGATCAAGCATCGGCACCATGTGCGTGTACGGCTCTGGCAACGTCGTCACCGTTAGCGGCCGACCATCAGCACCATACGGTGTCGCTAGCGACTGCTTCAGGTACGCATCGACTGGATGCATCGACCGCCCCATCTCCCCGAGAATGTAGCCCATGTCGAGCCGGAACACTTCAAGGTTCGACCGGCCGGGAAGAGCGCGCATCGTCAATGCGTTCTTCGGGCGCAGCAGCACTTCGACTTCTTTGTTCTTGGTGTTGAGGAAGAACGCTCGGTTCTCTTTAGCCGCTTCGAGTGCGATCACTTGCGCGGCCCACATTGCCATGAGCGCGTCACCCATCGGCTGATCTGAAATTAGGACGAGGTAGGCATCCACATTCCACCACGCATCGTGAAGATCAGGAAGAGCGAAAAGACGAGGAGCACGATCAAAGCGAAAGCGAAGGTTAGACTGACGATCTCTTCCCAGTCGAAGCTAGATTCGCGTTGTCCCGGCCGCGCGTAGTACGCGAGCAGGTCTTTCTCGGGGATGATCAGGTAGGTGTCGTTGTTGACCTTTACCATTGCGCCCGCGTACTTAGAGTACACGACTTCATCGCCGGGACCGACTTTACAGCGCTTGTCGGCAAAGACGACAACGCCTTCCTGCGGTAGCTCTTTCTCGCTGTGCGCGAGCAAGATGCCGCTGCGAGTCCGCAGATCGTGCTTCTCGTCCATCTTGACGATCACGCGATAGTTCATGGGCCGGATGCGTTGAAAGCGCGCTTCGAGGTCAGCCTCTTCCTTCGCGCCGCCACGCATTTCGTCGTAGAGAATGTTCACGTTGGTATGCCTTTGTGGACGAACTGTAGCTCGGAAGGCTTGTGCATCGTTTCGGTTCCGTTCGGCCAGCGGATTAGCATGATTGCCGTATCACCCGTCGGCTCGCTCCATGTTGCACAAATACACTCACCAACGTCGCCGCCACTATGCAGCCGAAATAGTTCACCAGGAGAACAGCATACGTTAATGCCGTCCTGAAAGTAGCCTGGATGCGAGTGTACCCCCTTCACTTCTTCTCTACCCATTCGACGGTCGGATAGATCGGCTGCGCACCTTCGAGACAGTCCCGCAGCGCTTCGGCCGAGAACTTCTTTTCTTCGATCAGCGCAGCGACCTTATCTTCATCGGGAACGACTTTGGAGGCGCGCACGAACAACCCAGCCTCTTCAAGTTTCGCTTTCAGCATATCCGGGTTGATCTTGCGCCGGTCCTGGATGATGCGCTTGACGGTGTAGTAGCCCTTCACCCCGTTCCGCGTAGCGTAGAGCCGTTCTTCGGTCTGACCGCTCGGAACGATGGCGAGCATGCGTGGCTTCATCGACTCTAGTCGTGCGTCGATGCCCTTCGCGTCCTGCTTTAGCGCGTACCACTCTTCAGTGTCTGCGAGCGGCGTACTAACTGGGACCGGCGCTGATTTTGCGGTGGCTTTAGGCGGCACTTTTCTTTCCCCGTTTCTTGACGACTTGGCGGCGCAGGCGTGAGATCGTACCCGGCTGCACGGTGCGGAAGAAGTCGCGCAACTGACGCGCTTCCATGTAAGTGAACATGCGAATCTTGCGTTTCGGAGTGCCAGTCGTGTTGATCGGGTCGGCGAGCAGTCCTTGGCTATAGTAGAACCGCAAACACTGATAGCCGCGACCACAGTAGTCCGCGACCTGTTCGAGCGTGTACAGTTTGTTCGGAGACAGTTCTTTACTCACTTCGTTGCCACCACCACAGCATCAGCCGTCGCCGTCTTACTAGCGAGGGCTCGTTGCACACCCCATTCAACAGTGTGCCGGAACCCGTCCTTCTCGTTCGGGTCGGGGATGACGGCGTACAGCGAGTAGATGTAGATGGAGTCGGCCATCTGCCCAATGCGCGCGAGCCGGTCGATGGCCTGCTCAACGAGCTTCGGGTTCCACGGCCGGTCAACGAGGACAACGACGGACCCGGCAGTCAGTGTCAAGCCGACGCCAGCGGTCTGAATTGTTGCGATCATGGCGCGACACGTCGGGTCGTTCTGAAACTTGTCCACCATCTTCTGCCGGTCGCTCTTCTCCCCCGGCTTCGCATTGGGCGACATCCCGCCGTAGACGTACGCAATGTTGTACTGCTTGAGCCCTCGGTACAGCATCCGTAGCGTGTCTATCCACTGGGTGAAGATCAGAACCTTGCGTCCTTGTGCTTGCATCTCTTCCATGATTTCCACTACGTCGTTGACCTTGCTCTGGATAGACGACGTTGCTTGCTGCATGCGCATCAGCAGCACGTCGCCGCCAGCTTTGTTTGTAAGCGCTTTCGCGTGTGCGTGGTCGAGTTCTTTGTACGCGCGCACTTCTGACGGCGACATGTGAACGTAGCGCCGCGAGAAGATTTTCTCGGGCAACTCTTCAAGCACGTCTTCCTTCAGTCTGCGCAGCATGTAGCGTTCGAGAATCTTACGCAGACGCAACAGTCCGTGCGGTAGCTCTTCGCTGACTTTGTTGCGCACTTGCGTCTTCGTCACGCGCTTCTGCTTGATGACGAGTGTGTCGCGCGCAAATTCAGGCCACGTTCGCCGGTCTGCACCGAGCCAGTACAGCGGGTTCCACAGATCAGCGGCGGAATTCATAACCGGCGTTCCGGTCAGACCGTGCTGTATCTCTGGTTTCAAGTAGTGGATGACTTGCGCGATCTGCGACTGATCGTTGTTGAGCGGGGACGAGCGAATCTCTTGCATCTCATCCAGCACCGCCCAATCGAATGGAATCCGCGTCAGCGTATCCCAGTCGCTGCGGTACGTCGAATACGAGACGACGAAGAACGTCGGGGTTTCCATGTATTCGATGCTAGCGAACCAGTCTTCCGCACGAACGCGGCGATCAGAACCACGATAGGCATGCACCGGCACGTCCGGCCCGCACCACTTCGGAATCTCTTCGAGCCAGGTGTCGATGTTGGACGCCTTGCACACGATGATGACGTTCGTGGACTGGTCTTTTACGAACCGGCGGGGCCAACGGTGCATGACCGCATCGCACAGCATCTTGCACTTGCCAAGGCCCATGTCGTCGCCCAGGATGGCCTTGTCGTTTTCGATCAGGAAGGTCGAGCCGGATGCCTGGAAGTCGTGGTCCTTGATGCCCCGCGTCTGCGCGTAGGTCGGCCGGAACGGGGCAAAACCTTCGGCTATGCGGCGATACGGCTCTTGGGTGGACTGGAGTGCCAGCAGCGACTTTAACTGCGATGTACTGTCTGCACTGACAGCAGATCGGAGGCGCGCGGTCATTCTCATGGAGTGTTAGTGTACCACACGGATACATTACGCACAACAACCAAGCCCGCTTGCCCTACCTGTTGGCCTCGGCCTGCTTCCTGAACAGTTCCTTCATCTCGGCCCGGTAGTCGATGATCTCCTGATGCGCCAGCTTCTGAGCTTCATCGAACGCCTCTACGACGATGCTGCGCGCACGTTCGAGATTCGCCTTCGTGATTTCGATGTTGTCGAGCGAATCGAATTCGACGGTGACGCTCGCCTTCGGCTTGATGTTCGCGTACTTGTGCTTCTCGTTGCCCGAAAGTGTGTCGAGTGGAATCGTGTTCTCGACACTGAAGGTAATAGATCGGAATCTCATGGCGTATGGGTTCCTTCGACTGCGCGAGCCTCGCGCTTTATTGTACGCGCATGCAGCGCACGTAGCGCATCGTCTAAATAGATGATGGCGGTGGCGTTTTCAATACACTCAAACTTGCCGTTGTTGGCGATCTGGTAGAACTCAAGTCGTTGCTTCGCTGCAGCGATGACCGTTTCAACGAACGCACCGTTCGGTTCTTTGCGATCACCGTCGCGCCCGAGCGGACCAGACTGCCATGTTATTTCTAAACCAACACCGGAGACAGTACCGCCGGTCGGATTGCCGTTGTCGTCTACTGTGTTCGATGCGTCGAATTCGCCGAGCATTTTGAACTCTCTTTCGTCGGGGGACTTGAAAGTGAAGGTGCCCCGGCCTATACTGTCAGAACCGTACAGACCCCTGGTCAAAAACAAACGAAGACCCCGGCAGCCGTACTCTGCCGAGGTCTGGAAGATGCAACGTCTCTTGCGAAGGGAGCTTTGCTGCATGCAAAGTGTAGACTATCAGCCTCAGAGCGTCAACCCCCGTACACTAAAACGTACACCAGTCGTGATCGTCCCGCATGCATGGTTTCGACTGCGCGGCAATGAGTACCTGATTCTCACACTCTTGGCGTCTTATGGACCCGAGAGTGTTTTCGTGTCTGCGCAGACAGTTTCCATGATCACTGGGATGGCCGAGACGCACGTCTACGCCGCGATCAGAGCGCTCATCAAGCGCGGTTTCGTGAAGCGCGGGGCGCTGAAAAATGGCCGGTCCACCTACGCTGTAGTGACAGAATCCGTCAGTCCGACTGACGAAATCCGTCAGTCCGTAGTGACGAAATCCGTCAGTCCCTTAAAGGAACGTGACCAGACCAGTAGATCAGACCATAGAACAGATATGGCCGACTCTGCGGAGCCGGTACACACCACCCTAGCCCAGTGCGACCAACCACTGGGGGGAGAACGAGAAATGGCGCGCATCGTCCGCGGTTCCGTTAAGCTAGGAGGCGAGCAGGCAGACCGACCAGTCCGCACCCCGCGTCCGAAGTCGCCGCTCGAACAGAGCGTAGACCGGCTGATCGCCTACGCCGGACAGAAGACGTTCATGCCGCTGATCTACGACGAGTCGCATCGTCGGGTGTGGCGCAAGCTGCTCGCTTCTGAAAACGGCAAAGAGAACGCCGTGCAGCGCATCATCCTAGAAGCGAACGCGCGTCGCCGGGAACTGTTGACCGAGAAATACCCGGTGTGGTCGGTCCACACGATCTACTTCTACGCGACGTACAAGCGCGTCAAGGCAGAACCGCTTACCGAAGATCAGATCGTTCACGAACTTAGTTTCTTCGTCACGAACGGGAAAGTGTATGAGTCAGAACTTGCCCCCCTCAGAGAATTCGTTGCACTGCATGATGTGTCTGAATCAACCTTGCGTCGAGCGCTCGGAGGGGACGTATTCGAGTCAGTGTATCCGCAAGGTCTACAGTGAAGGCGCAGCATCGCGAGCATCGTTGCCAGCGCGCTACCGCGACCCGTTTCCGTTCTCACGGAACATCGAAGAGCGGTGGCCTGCTGTACCGTGGCAGAACGATAGGGCATTCTTGAAATTCATCCGCGCGTTTCCGACGACGCTTATCCTTGGCGGTTCGCAGGACGAACGCGAACAGCTTGCCGCTGCGCTGCTGAAGTTCATGTTGCGCTTCAACTACGAAGTGCCGCGCAACGACTACGCCTACTTCAGCGACGCCTACAAAGAGATGTTCGACTTGAAGGGACCAGATCGCTTTCAGTACATGGCCGACCTCACCAACTTCAGCAACATGGTTCTGCTGGAAGTGCAGCATATCGACACGGAATTTATGAAGCCGTTTCGAATGTTGCTGTGGGCGCGCAAAGGGAAAACGACCATCTTCACAGCCGACAATGCCGCAGCACTTCGAGCGTTCTCACCCGCAGTCCAAGAACTGCTCGCCAATCGGAACACGCTTCACTTGTGATCGACCAAGAGATTGCGGTCATTACCCGCATGGTGCAGTTGGGCAGCGTTCTGAAGTATGATCACCTGCTACGCCCCGAACTGTTCAACGTCACCAACCGCGAAATCTACACCGGCTTGCGGCTGTACGAGCAGCAGTACGGCGTCTGCATGGACGAGCCGACGTTTCGCTTTCAGTTTCCAGACTTCGCGTGGTCGCCAAACGACGTGCAGGTTGAGTGGTTCGCCGACGAGCTAACGCAGAGCTACGTCGCAGCCAAGATGCGAACACTCATCGCCGACATCGACCTCGAAGGCAATCCGAAGCAGGCGGCGCGCACGTTAGAGCAAGCGCTGATCGACCTTTACCCGTATACCGGGGATGCAGTCGGAGCGCGTGTCAAGCTCCAAGAAAACATCCGCTCACGCATCCGCCGACTGTTCGAGAAGAAAGTCACCACGACCGGCATCAGCGGAATCACGACCGGCTTCGCCTGCATCGACAAGTACACTAACGGCACACAGCGCGAGGAGATTGAGATATGGGCAGCGCGACCTGGAAATACGAAGTCACTGACGCTACTCTATGGAGCGTACATGGCTTCGTTACAAGGGAAGCGCGTGTCATTTATATCACCGGAGATGTCGGAGATGGAGCAGGGCATCAGACTCGACGCGATGATGCTGCACTTCCCGATGATGCTGCTGCAGTCGGGGAGAATGAGCGACGATGATCGCGCCGACTACCTGGAGCGGGCTAACGAGATGCTAGCCCAGGAGCGCGTTGACATCGACTTCCGAGACACCATCGAACTACGTCGCAAGTTTACGACCGGCGACATGCACCGTATCATCGAATCGGACAAGCCGGACATTATTATGATCGACGGCCTGCTCCTCATTGAGCCGGTCAAGCAGACCAAGGACATTCGTTCGCGCGTGACGACCGTCATGGAGGAACTGAAGACGATAGCCTCTTCGACCGGCGTTCCGATTCGGCTGGCGCACCAGATTAACCGCGAGCCCGAGAAGCGTATGGTGAACACACGCGCGAAAGCTGGGACAACTAAGTCACCGCTCGACGGCATTCCGCGCTTGCACGAACTTGCCGAGGCGGGTGCGACCGAACAGTTTGCCAGTCGTGTGATCTGCATGCGTTACTTCGAGAGTCGAATCTACTACGCCATCCGCAAAAATCGCAACGGTCCCGAAGGGAAGTTTGTGCGCGTGGACGTTGACATTAACGTCGGCCGGTTCGACAACGAAGTGGAAGTGTTCGAGAACGACGACAACACGCACAGTGCAGACAGCGAAGTCGCAGACGAGTTTGGCTTCTGATGCGTCTGCAACAAGAGACGGCTGAAACAACCGCCGACTACACCTACACGCAGACCGCACTTCGACATGCGCTGCGCGAACTTGAGATCGACTTCAAAGAGGGCCCGAAAGAGTTTGTCATGGACTGCCTCTTCGATGAGTCGTGCATCGGTCACAAGAAGTCGCTGTACATGCTGCATACGCCGCCGTTGAACAGCAAGCGCGTCAGCGGAACGTACCACTGTTTCAAGTGCAATGCGAAGGGTCTGTTCTACGGATTCGTGCAGCGCGTTACTGGCTGGTCCCCATTCAAGATCGGTACGTTTGTGCGCAAGTACCGCGCGACCGGCAGCGAGCCGCCGGAAGAACGCGAACCGCCGCGCGAAATGCCGAAAGAGGCGCTGGAGCAGTTTGCGTTCCGCCATCCGTACTGCTACGAGCGTGGGCTCAACGAAGACACGCTGCGCCGCTACCGCATCGGCTACGACCGCGAAGAGAACGACATCATCTTTCCGTGGTTTGATCGCGTCGGCAAGCTCGTTGTCATCAAGCGCCGCGCCGTGCTGACGAAGTACTACCGCTACGATGGCGAAGGGTTCTCATTGACGACGCTGCTGTTCGGTCTGCACCTCGTTCGTCAGCGCAGCATCGTGTGGATTTGCGAGGGTGAGTTTGACGCCATGTACCTCGCTCAAATCTTCCGCGAGTACCATCTTGACGGCCACGGAGCGGTCGCCCTCGGAGGCAAATATCTTCACCTCCCGGCCCTGAAGGAACTGTTGAAAAAGGCTCCAAGTCTTATCGTCCTCGCCCTCGACGGAGACGAGGATGGTCAAGCCGCTGCGCAAGTTATTGCCCGGCAGCTTGATGAGGTTGGTCTACCTCACTACCGCCTGACCTATCAGGCCGGAGCGAAAGACCCTAACGAATCCAAACCACAGCACATCATAGATGCGATCACCAACATAACTACACACCTTGACCGTCTCAATGCTTCGAGCGCAGCGCGCTACGAGGCATGGAAAGAACAACCATGAGAGGCTTCGCTAAGGCGACCCACTTCAACGAAGAAAACTCTGGCCTGCCGTTCAGCCCGTTTCAGATCAAAGAGAACGGCCCCGGCGAAACGGTTCGCGTTCTCGCACTGCCAGCGTTCGACCCCGAACGCCCCGACTACCCGGTCATCCAAAGCATCGTCATGCATCGTGCGTGGAAGGTGCTGAATCCGACACGCTGCGCGTCAACCTACTTCAACGAAGAGGAAGGAATCACCGAGCAGACGACGGAGCCGGGTCCGAGCATGTGCCCGCTGTGCGCCGTCAAAGCGCCGCGAACGCTGCGCACCTACATTCCGGTGCTGCGGCGCAAGCGTCCCGACGAAACCGGCTACCAACCCAAAGTGCAGGTAGTCGAATACGGACGCGAAGGCGTCAACGTCGTGATCGCGCAGATGGAAGAACTGCCGGGGAACGACTTGACGACCATCGACTTCAAAATCAAGCGTCAGGGCAAAGGCAAGGACACCAAGTATCCGTGGATTGCGGTGCAGGGAACGCACCGTCCGCTCAACGAGATGGAACTTGCAATGCTCGTTGACGTTCCCGACATCGACGCACTGCTGCCATGCAAAACGCCGGTCGAGATGCAGCGGCGCGCAGACGACTACGTTAAGGCAACCGAGAAGGTGTTAGCCATTGACGAAGGACGGCCGACCGCCGCTGCAGATGACCTAGACGACGACGAAATCCCATTCTGATGTGAGGGAGGAGGAGCGGGCGACTGTAGCCCAGTCGCTCGCTTTTTCACATGCGCGTTCTGCCGTCCCAAAACCAGATAGCCCTCATAGACGACTTGCCCGAGCATAAGATCGCGGCAAAGACCGGCAACGTCGTCGTGTCCAAAACAGGACTGCGCGGCCTGCGGGAACGGGACGCCAAACTCGTCCTCAACCCGAACTATGTGCTGGTGCAGACAGACGAGCATCTTGCAGCCTGCGTCGCCGCCATCGAAGCATCCGATCAGATCGCTATCGACACCGAGCATCGGAGTAAGAATAAGTGGTGGTGCAAGAAGGCAGTCGGCCTGTCAATCTACACGCCGTCTGACCGCAAAGCGTACTTCGTTCCCAATCGCATGCAACACGCCATGCGCAATTTTACAGATGACGAGATTCAGGCAGCATTCGAGGATACATTCTATAGCGAAGACATTCTCAAGATAGGCCAAAACTTCAAAGGCGACATCCACTTCTTGCGCGAGACGTACAATCTCTTCGTGCGCGGGGTGTACCACGATACGTTGCTTGCCGGTATCGTGTTGAACGAGAACGAGCCGCATGATCTTGAAGCGCTTTCCGTACGCTATCTGAAGGCTCCGCCTTGGAAGATTTCGTTCGACGCAGCGCCGGAAACCTGGCCGATCAAAACGGCAGCGCAGTACGCCTGCAAAGACGCCGAGATGACGTACAAGCTGGCACAGTTTCAACGCATGCACTTCGACAAGCAACAGCATGCGAAACTGTCGGCGATCATGTACAACATGGAGATGCCGGTCGCGTCTCGCATCGTCGTAGACATGGAACGTCGGGGGTTCGGATGGGATGCCGACTACCATGCGAACGTAATGAAGCCGACCATCGAAGCGGAGAAAGCGTCTGCAGCCCAGCGTGTCTTAGAGCAGACTGGGCCGATCAACCTCGAATCGAACGAGCAGCTAGCGGTTGCGTTCTTCGAGACGCTCAACATACCGCGCATCCGCGACAACCATCTTGACAAGCCTGTTCTTGAAGAGCTAGGGCGTCAAGGCTACACCGTTGCAACGGATATGCTCGACTACCGCAAGTTCGCCACCATCGACAAGATGTTCGTGCGGACGCTGCCCGACTTCGTGTACAACGGGCGCATCCACTGCAACATCAACACGATTGGTGCCGAGACTGGGCGCATGTCGGCCAACGACCCGAACCTCATGCAGATACCGAAGCGCATCGGCCCGATCATCCGGCGCGGCTTCATCCCGTCACCTGGCAAAGTCCTCATCTCGCTCGACTTCAGTCAGATCGAACTGCGTGTTCTGGCCGACCGCTCTGGCGACCCAACGCTGATCGCTGCGTTCGTTGCTGGTCAGGATGCGCATACCGCCGTCATGTGTAGCATGCTGCACGTTGACTACGCTGACTACGAAGCACACCCTGATCTACCGAAGTACATCCAAGCGCGCGTAAAGGCGAAAGCCGTCAACTTCGGGGTGCTATACGGACAAGGCGCGGCAGCACTCGCAGCGAGCCTGGGCATTCCTCTTGAAGAAGCCATCGCGTTCAAAGCGGCCTACTTCAAACGTATGCCGATGGTCAAGCACTTCATCGACGCTACGCACCTGTTTGCCTACAACAACGGCTACGTTGAGACGTGTATGGGCCGTAAGCGTCGCCTGCCAAACATCAGAAGTCAGGACCGCATGCTTTCATCTGCGGCCGAGCGCGAAGCCGTCAACTCTATCCACCAAGGAAGCGTCGCCGACTTCGCCAAGCAGACGATGATCGACCACGACAACCTGATTAAAGGGCAGCACTGGCCCTACGAACTGCTGCTGCAGATTCACGACGAACTGATCTACGAAGTGCCGCGCGACTGGCTTGCACACAACCGGAAGACGTTAGACGACGGGCTGGTTGCGACCATGCAGAACGTGTACAAACTCAAGGTCCCCATCGTGGCAAACTACGACATCCTCGAACGCTGGGGCGACAAGATTTACATAGACGACGAAGGAGAGGCAGCGTAAAAATGGCATCCGTTCTCGACAAGCTGTTCAAGTTCACCGCAGAGCGCGGTGGCGTCGAAGTCATCTGCGAAAGCGACACGCAGCACCTCACCAAAGAGTACGTCATCATCGAAGTGCGCTCGCCGTATTTCCATGCGCAATCGACGCTTGGCGCAACAGAAGACAGTGGTGAAAAACCGCCAGCGCTCAAACTACGTGTGTGCCCGCTCTGCTTCCATCAGTTGCAGCTTATGGGTCACAGCGCCCTCGCATCTCTACAGCAGCGGTGAAGAAGGGCAACCCGCTGAAGGCGTTCGTAGACTCGCTCAAAGCCGAAGACAAGGCCGAGCGAACGCCGTCAGCCACACTTTTGAAGATCATCGAAGACTACTCCGCATCCGACAGGTTTGATCAGTTCGTTCTGACGCACCGAGCGTCGCTGCCGGACTACATCTCTGATCACGCTACGTCGCCTCGGCCATTTCGTGCCAGTGCAGCGGGGAAGTGTCAGCAGAGCCAGGTCTACAACGCCGTCAAGCACCCCGAGACGGACAAGATCAGACGCCCGCCCCGACAGTTCCGCGCGCTGTACAACGGCACGTTCTCGCACTTGCGTTGGCACCTGATGTTCGACGCACTGCATGCAGACGGCATCGTAACCACGCTCGCAGCCGAAGAACTGCACATCAACGATGATCTCAAACTGTCGGGGTCGATTGACCGGCTGATAGAGTTTCAGTACCTCGAAGAGCCGTTCCGCACCATCCTCGACTTCAAAACGATCAGAGCGCAGTACTGGAAAGACCTCATCAAGCCGCAATGGGACCACTTCATGTCGGCGCATGCGTACAAGATGCTGCACTTCGACGCGAAGAACTACATGCTGCTGTATGAGAACAAGGACACCCAGGAGCTAAAGATTTACGACTTCGCGTTTGACGAAGTGACCGAACGCAGACTGTCGTCCATGTACTTCAACATGGCGATGTGGCGTGATCAGTACCTGTGCAGGGACCCCATAGAGGTACGCATCAAGTTGCCGCTGATCGTACGTTGGTGTAGGTACTGTCCTTGGCAGAAGGCGTGTCTCGAAGAGCATCCCGACCTGCACGAACAGCAGCAGCGAATCGGGGAGGAAGAGATGGACGATGGAGAGGTTGACATCTTCTGAAGGCATATCGGTCAGAACCAACGAGGGCGCACCAGCACTCGCAACGGTGACATTGGTCATCCCAGGGCTCGTTGTCGCACTCAACCGGACCTATCGACCTGGGGTGCGAAATAACGCTCCAACCATCCGCAGAACGTACGAAGGGCAGGAGTACCATGACAGAATCGTCTCGGTCGCAAAGCTCGCGGCGCTCAACTCCCCCACCTGGCCGAAGGACCCCTGGCAACCAACGCACGTCAAGCTATCGACGTATGCGTTCAACACGCGAACTGATGCGGGTGCGGCCAACAAGATCGTCGCCGACGCACTCGAAGGCATCTTCTACGTCAACGACGAGATCGTGTCGTGGGGCGAATCGCCGCGACCACAGTTCGATGACAACGGGCCACGGCTCATCGTCTACCTCGAACTGCTCGCCTTCGAAGACGCAAAGCGCACCGAAATGCGCCGCGCCTACGTTCTAGCGAACCAAGAAAAGCGGCGTCGTGCTAAACGAACCAAGCGACCGGCAGGATGACATCTATGATCAGGTTCGAGTCCTATCGGCGCGCGCTGAAGAGACGGTTAAGCTGGTCGTTGCGAACTACGCAAAGCAGCTTGACGATTTCGTTACGGTCGTTGAAGAGACGCTCGACAAGCGTACTGACTTTGACGACAAAACGATGCATCGGTTGGTTCTTCGCCTACCGATTCTCATGTACCGCATAGTGGACGGTGTAGATAGAGCAGCCATCGAATCAGACATGGCGAAAGCGATCACGAAGCTGGTCTACGCACGACACTACCTCGAAGCACACGGCACGATTCAAGCAAAACAGTCACGCGCAGACGTACTGACCGCAGATGAAACGCAGGTAGTCGAGCTAACGAAGCACGTCTACTCCCGTTTGAAAGGCAAACTCGACAAGGCTGAAGCGCTGTTCGATGCAGTGCGGAAAGTCATTACAGATCGCGGTTCAGAACGCGCTATCTTTGGGAGAGACAGACGTTGAACATAGAAGACCGTCTCATTGGTGCGGGGATGGATGTAGCAACTGCACGACGCATCCGTCAACGCTATAACACACGCGGGGAAGACGTAAGTCCACTGACGTTCTTCGCAGACATGTGCCTAGAACAGAAAGACGTTGTGATGAAAGAGAAGCGCAATCTCAACGTCTTGCGGCAGATACTTGGTGATCTGACGGTGGAGAACGCCAAGTGAACGACGACATGAGGAACGTCACGCCGTGGTCCGTCGATGCGATCATTGAGGAGCTAACCAAAACCTTCGGGCTCGGCACAGTTGTCAGGGCATCCCAGTTGAAGCAGCGACCGTACCGCACGACCGGCAGCATTGTCATGGACATGGCGCTCGGCGGCGGCTACGGCTACGCCACCATCGTTGACGTGATCGGCAAACAGTCGGCGGGGAAGACGCTGCTCTTCGAGATGGCCGCAGCGACCGCGCAGCGAGTAGAGAACAAGCCATCCTGCCTGTTCGACTTCGAGGGGACGCACGACCCGAAACGCTTCGCTGCACTGGGTGGCGACCCGGACGGTCTGGTGCTAGTGCGCGCCGAAAACTTCGGGGTTGACGTTGGACCTATGTTCCTCGAATGGGTGACGGACATGCTCAAGGTGCAGTTGAGCAAGAACATGTTCGCGCTGATCGGGATGGACTCGACGGCAGCGATGGTCAGCAAAGCCGAGTACGAGATCAAAGCCGAAAAGGGCGAGGAGCAGGCCACGATGGCCTACACGGCGCGAGGCATGGCATCCCAGTTGAAGCAGATCGTCGGAAGCGGGCTCCTGGGGCGCAGCGACACCACGGTCATGTACATGAGCCAGATGCGCGACAACATCGGCGGCCGAGGCTTCAGAGGAGCCCCACCAGCCGACAAGCGTACCGGCGGCCGGGCGCTGCCCTTCTTCGCAGCCACGCAGCTTGAGGTGAAGCGCGGGGATGTCTTTACGGCCGACCTCGAACACAGCGAGACGCGGACGGAGAAAGGCGTCGAAGTCGGCCACGAAACCAAGGTCATCGTCCGCAAGAACAAGCTGAACGCTGTGCAGGGAAGAGCCTGCGGATTCGAACTCTATAGCGAGGGCGAAGTGACCGGCCTCGATCACACGGCCGAACTGGTGACGCTGGCCGTCCTGACCGGCAGGGTCGGCCGCGCCGGGAAGTGGTACACGCTGCCGTTGGACGAGCGCAAGTTCAACGGCAAAGACGCTCTGCTCGACTTCCTACGCGGCAACGCTGCTGTTAGTGCCGCGCTCGAAGTGGAAGTCAGACGCGAACTGAACGTCATTCAAGAACGCGACGCGCCACATCTCGAACCAATCATGGGCGACCCCGAAGAGGGAGAGGAGCAGTTTGACACCCCAACAGTTAGCGCAGCAACATGAGTCTGCTGTTGTCAAGCACTTAGGCGATGTGTTCGGCAATGCGAGACTACAGCCCGGTAGCGGAAATCAACCTGGCGCACCAAACGACATCGTTGCCGGTGAATGGCATGTCGAATGCAAAGCAACCAGTGCAAAGTCGATGTCAGTAAAACACGACTGGCTGCAACGTGCGCGCAAACTCGCACTCGGATTCGGTAAACGTGCTGTGCTTGCAATCCGATTCGGCAAAGGTTCTACTGCTGAAGACTACTTTGTGATTCGTGCAGGCGATTTTTACGATCTGCTGGCGTCAGCGCAGCAACGCCGTGCAGTGAAGAACGTCTGTGACGTTGGAAGCCGTCGTGTATAACTCAAACTTCGTTTACGAGTACCGACAGTTCTCGTACAAGCACGACGGGACAACGTATGTTCTGCTGCTCGACAACGAACCGCTGATCGCATTCCCCGAACGTGCGCTTATGGAGCAGTTCTGCGATCACATGCACGACATCATCCAAGAAGCTATCGTCAAAAAGGGTGGACTTGCGTTACACATTACCGGATGTGCGCGGTGCAGACGAACGTACGAAGGAACCGCACTAAATCCATGTCAAACTGGAATCCCGCTGTTCATCAACGCTAAGAACGCGACGGTCGATCTGATGAAAACAGCGGCGGCTTCGTTAATCGAATGGCGTGAGGGAGAGGGCAGGGAGGAGGCTGAAAAACTAGAACGTGAAAACGTACAATGAGTACCGATTCACGACGGTTCGGTCACTCAGAGAGGCGCTCCGTTCGTTCCGTGATCTCGAAAGCATGGGGGACGGGTTAAGCGCTACCATCCTACTCGACCTCAAACGCGCACTAGGAGACACGCGCGAGCCCGGTGCGGGACTTACGAAGCACCAACGCCACGTCATCCAACTGTATCTCATCGAAAATCGCGAACTAGCCGAAGTCGCCCGACTCATCAACCGACACACCAGAGTTGTACAGTACGCATGCGCGCGTGGACTCCGCGCACTCATGGAGTACTTCAACAACGGAGAAGATGAATCGGAACGCTGGAAACACTGGATGCTCGAACTGTTGACAAACAGCGACCTTTCAGTAGACGAGATAGCGCAGACAACGGGGAAGACGCGACGCGCTGTACAGTGTGCAGTGACGAGGGAAAGGCAGCGTGGCAAAGACATCCCCTATCGACCAACTCGCAGACGCCCTTCTAGCGGCTAACCCGTCAGAGGAGTATCCCGTACTTGGTGATCGCCAGCTTCGGCGCGTGTGGGAGGCAGAGGTTCCTGTCAGTCCAGACTGTCTGGATAATGCGGCACTCTTTCTTTCTAAGGAAGAGCGAACTGCTGTACAGCGCATCAAAGATCGCGAACGCAAGAGACGCGCAACTCAACTTGCCCGGTCTATCGGGGCCGCATGACGGGAAGTACAAACCCTACTGCCCTGGGTATGATGAACCCCAAGCAGCAGCGGGCGTTCGAAATCTACGTCGGCCTAGAGTCTAAAGAACGCTCCATTGCAAAGCTAGCGCTCGCGCTGGCAGCGATGGATACGCCAATCCCCGAGAGTACGTTGAAGTCGTGGTCTGTTCGCTATGACTGGGCAAATCGCCTGATCGCTGCCGATACCGAGATCGCGCGCCGTCTTTCGGATGCAATGGTTGCGATACACGTTGATCGTGTGACGAAGGACCTCACGAAGCTCGACAAGATCAAAGAGACGATCACTGGCGAAATCGAACGTCAACTTGAAGCCGGTGCAGAGAGTCAACTCAACCTGCTTGAACTGATGGGTGCGTACGAGCGCATCATTCGTCTGCAAGGCGGGATGGTGAAAGCACCCCCGTCGAGTCCGACCGACAAACAGCCGGACGGCCCTATGCATCCCAGTGGAATCGTGTTGACTGACGCGCAGCTTCAAGAGATTCTACAGAAGGACATCCAGGAGCGCCAAGGCTTGCCCGCACCGCGTAACGTGACTCCTGCCGAGGAGGTTGCGTGAACGCGAACGATGGCCTAGTCGGCGCACTGCTTGCAGATCGAACGCGCTACGGCTACGCCGAGCAGAACATCTATGTTGACGGCAAGAAGTTCTCGTTCGCAGATCACAAGTACCTTGTCGGCATCTACGGCGACACCCACCCGAACATCGTGATCGAAAAGTCGGCGCAGATGGGTGCGAGCATTTACGCTATCATCAGCGCGCTGTTCGTCTGCGACAAGATGCAGAAGAACGTAATATACTTCTTCCCGACCGACACCGACGTGACCGACTTCGCAAAGACGCGCGTCGCACCGATGGTCAACGACAGTCCGTACCTGCAGACCGTTACGTCTTCGAAGGACGCACTGGGTCTACGGCAAGTGAACAAAGGCTGGCTGTACTTTCGGGGCATGAAGTCAACCATCGCGATGAAGTCAGTTCCGGCCGACTACCTGATCTTTGACGAGTTGGACGAAGTAACCGACGCACAAGAGGCGCTTGCCGACCAACGGCTCAACCACTCTGCGCTCAAGTGGCGGCTGAAGCTATCGACGCCGACGTTCGAAGGCTATGGCATCGACCGTGTATTCCAGAAGAGCGACAAGCGGTACTGGAACCTCATCTGTCCGCACTGCGACGCCTTCAACATCGTTGAGGACACGTTCCCCGACTGCATCAAGCGCGAGAGCGAGACGGTCGCGTACCTGATCTGCTACAAGTGTCAGAGCAGACTGAACACGCAGTACGGTCAGTGGGTGCCGAAGGCTCCGAAGGTCGAGCGCATTCGCGGCTATCATGTCTGCGGGCTCTACTCCGAGTTCACGTCGCTTGCCGACTTGATGGACGAGTACGACAGTGGGCGTAGGCGCGACGAGTTCATGCGTTCGAAGCTCGGCTTCCCGTACACGCCAGCCGATCAACGCATAACGCCGGGGATGGTTCGAGCCTGCGTCGGCGGCGAAGAGATGCACATCGACACGAACACCTACATGGGTGTCGATCAGAAGGGCGATGAGCTACATATCGTCATCCGCAAGGGCATCAAGTTCACGCGCCAACACGAAATCATCCACATCAGCAAAGTCCGCGAGTTCGGGGAGCTAGATCGGTTCATGCGGCAGTACAACGTCAACTGCTGCGTCATCGACGGCACTCCGAACCAGCACAGCGCCCGCGACTTCTCGAAGCGTTTCCCAGGCCGCGTCTTCCTGTGCTACTACAGCGACTCCCAAAAGGGTGCCTACGCCTGGTCCGAGCCGCAGTCTTCAGACGCGATGGACAAGGGCCTGCACTGGGAGGTCAAGGTGAACCGTACCGAAGCCATAGACGACATGTACGACGAGATCAGCCGTCGAACTATCACCTTGCCGAAAGAGACACCCGAAGTCAGCACGTTCATCGACCAGATGTGTTCGCTCGCCAAGGTGTATGAGGAGGACGACGACGGTGGCCTCGTCAAAGCGTTCTGGAAGCGTCTCGGACCAGATCACTACGCTCATGCGAACACATACAGCATGATAGCGTTCTCACGTTACGGACAGTTTAGCTCCCGCAGTTCGATGGTTGTGCAGCCGCACGCTGGGATGAAGATCATTCGCAACCGGATGTACGGAGGCTCGCAGTTTTGAAAACGCTACCCGATCACCTTGTTGACATCGGTATTGCGTGTGGACTCCTGGCGAAACCGCCGAAACCTGCACCGATTCAAGTTGCTGCGCCTGTGCGCGAACGTGCAAGCAAGCAGCCGTTTTCGCGTGTCCGTAGTGGCGGCGGTTCGTACGACCCTGACGAAGAGTTCATTGCACTTGCCAAGAAAGCGCCGGTACACTTTGACTTCAATTCCGACGTAGACCCTTGGGGAAACACTGTCGGTGAAATCTGCGCGACACTCTACGAAGTCGATACATCAGGTCGCGCCTACCGCCTTAAGCGTTACGACACGAAAGCCGAACTGCTCGAAGCTATGCGGCATGCTGGCGAAGTATGGGACGCTGAAAAACTTGATCGCGTCATCCCTGCGCCGTGGAAACTCCGTGAAGCAAAGACGCTGGAACGCGAAGCGTACCTCGAAAAGCTAACGCAGGAGGTGCTAGATCGTAGCGTCGCTCTGCTGCGTGAAGGCAAGTCGTTCAACGAAGTTCGTGCAACACTGCGCGAAGACTTCGCGGGCGGCGGATACGGCGAACCCGGCTACGCAGGGCAGGACTGGGTTACTGGAAGTCGGGGACAGTACGGTAGCGGCTTCACGTCCGGCACAGAGTACACGCCGGTCATGGGCGGGCCGTGGAGCAAGCAACTGTACCTCGCACAGTTCCTTGACATGCATGCCAAGGCGTTCGAAGCGTACAACCACAACCCGTTCGCGCACCAACTGATCAACCTCACGACCATGTTCACGCTTGGTCGGGGGATAGACCACACCGCTTCGAATGAGGAAGTGGACGAGATCATTCGCGAGTTCACCGACCGCACCGAGTTCTACGCGCGTCTCGAACAGATTGCGACAGACCTGTGGTGGAGCGGCGAACACATCGTGGAGTGGTACGACGGCGACCCGGAAGATGGTCTGACCGACTTCCGAGAGATCGACCCGTCAACCATTTGGGAGATCGTCACCGACCCCGAAGACTTCCGAAAAATCTACTACGCGCACCAACAGTACGCGACGCCTTGGCAGCAGTACGTAACTGGTGTACCGGCAGCGAATCAGCCGCTGACCATGAAGTACATCATCCGGCAAATTCCTGCTGCTCAGTTCTCGCATTTCAAGATCAACAGCAGCGCGTTCGAGAAGCGCGGACGTAGCGAACTGTTCTGCGTTCTCGGGTGGTTGAAGCGGCACAAGGACCTGATGAACGCGCGCATTATCAAGGGTCAGCTTGAAGCTGCGTTCGTGTGGGACATTACGCTCACGACCGGCGACGCCGACGTGGAAGCTGCGAACATCCAACTGCCCGACCCGTTCAATCCAGGCTCGACGTTCCTGCACAACAAGTCGATGGAACTGAAGCCGCAATCGTCTGCGATCAAAGGCAACGATGCGTCGCCGGACGTTGACACATTGACGACGATGATCGCAGTTGGTGTCAGTACACCGAAGGAATTCCTTGGTCAAACGAGCCGTGGTGCGCGCGGTTCGACGCTCGCTGGCACAGAGCCGGGGACGAAGCGGTATGAGACGATGCAGCAGTTGGAGATGCGTATCACCTACGCCTACTTCGACCGGGTGATCAAGAACGCTGCACAGGCTGGAACCATCGACCTCGAAGAAGTGCTGGCCGACGCGCGCACGGTGAAACGCCTCGCGACCACGGAAGGCGAGATGCCGACACGCGACGACGCGCAGAAGCAGATGGACGAGAACGAGGCCGAGGCCGAGCAGAAGGCTCAACAGCAGAACGAGCAGACGATGCTCATGGCGAAGCAGCAAGCCGACGCGCTGGCCGGTCAGAACACGAACGGCCCGCTGATCAACCCCGCCAGCAAGTCGCAGCCGGTGCGTGAAGCTGGCTCGCTCATCAAGAGCGGGGGCGGCAAAGGCAAGCTCAACCCAGCCCAAAAGCGTCGCATTCAGGCCATCATCAAGTCTGGTCAGATCGCTCGCGAACTGATCGACCTGTCGTTCCCGTCTATCGCCCAAGAAGAGCGTAGCGCCGTCCTGAAAGACCTGGCGTTGGCCGAGGCGATGGAATGGCTCCCGAAGTCTGTGGCGGCCACCATCGCAGCGAAAGAGCTTGGTCTGTCGTCGTACGACTTCCAAGAGGCGTGGTCGCAGATCGTGGACGAGTCGGAAAAGGGCATGTCGATTGCGCACGTCTTCGGCCAGGACAACAAGCATACGCCGCAAGTCGTCAACGCTCAATCGGTGCAAGAAGAGAACCAGGCGCTGCAGCCAGTGGCAACGCAGCCGATTCTCAATGTACCGCAGCCGCCGGTCGTGCCTGGCATGAAGCAAGAACCCAACCCCGCTGCGAAGCCTGGCGCGCAAGGAGGCCCTCCTTCCGTACCGCCAGGGCAGAAGCCGAACAGCGGCGACACGAAGGTCAACAACAAGCTGGCGACACCGCCGGTCAACCCCACAACGCCTACGCCCGCATCTTCAGACGCGGGGAAGAGTCCGTTCACGTCGGCCGGGAAGAACAACGCCAAGGAAGTTGCGTCGATGCGTTCGGCGATCTACATGACGCTGCTCAAGGAAGCCGTGAAGCCGATGCTAGATGTCAAAACGTCGCTCGCACGGTACATCCTCGACCGCGACGAAGCACTGAAAGAGTTCGAAGCCGCAGTAGCCGAGATCAGCGAAAAGAAGTAAGCGCATGCTGGTGACGACAGACAAAGATGTTGCGCGGCAGCATCTTCGTGAGGTCAACGCAGCGATAAGCAAGTTGGCGATGAACGCCTACCGTGCTTACTATATGACGCTGGAGATTATGATCGCGCGCTACCAGCATCAGATGTGGCGAACGATCATGTCGTACGAACCTCGTCTCGCTGGTGCAGTGCGCGACAAGTCGTACAAGCTGGTCCTGCACGACATGATTCACGACCTAAGCCGTCTCGGCAATCGTGTACTCGCACAGGCAGCAGACGTTGGGTTCGAGCGTTGCCTCAATGACCTCAAACTGTGGGGGTGCGTCAGCGAGTTCACGACGCCGGTCGTTGCACCGCCGGGGTTGAGCGCAAAGTCGATTGGCGAGAACGACACCTACCTCATCAAGTCGCTGATGCCGTGGATGGAAGAGCAACTGCTGGGAGTGAAAGAGCCCAATCTCATCCCAGCACTGCTTGTAGCGATGCACAGTCGCATCAACATGTACGGCCACTTCGTATGGCGTACTAGCGAACGAGCGTTTCTCAACGGCTTGCGCGAGTACCAGATCGTGAAGAACAAGCAGCCGAAGATGCGTGAAGCCGGTACTGCGTCAAGCGGTGATCACGATCATCCAGGCAGACCTGGTAAACGCGGAGGCTCCGCACCAAGTATGATACCTGGTGTGGCGTTCGTCACCAACTTCAAAGCTGGCAATGAGTTTGTCGTAGGCAACGGTAGCAACATTGAAACGGTGCAACCACAAACGGCCACTCCAGATCAGCAGCAGTTGATCGTAGACGAGGTTCGCAAAAACCTCACCGAACCAGGTATGCCCTCACAACTAGATGAGCTTGGGACCGGCTACGTTGCCAGTGACGAAAACGGTATCCACGCAGATGCGGTTACGCTCGGCAACTCTAAACTGTATGTGAATCTGACCGCATGCCATGAGGACACGCAAACGTACTTAGGGGAGGACCCAACCGACCCCAGTCTGTCGTATGTGCCGCCTGATCTCTTCGGCAGCAAGATGACCGAGGAAGGCTATATGCGCATAACCGTTGACCACGAAATGGGTCATGTGCTGATGGCGAATATAACGCGCTCGCAGATGATGCAGTTTGCCAGCTATGTGACACCGGAGATCGCTAGCAAAATCTCAGGCTACGCTGCGTCTAACATGCATGAGGCGTTTGCTGAAGCGTACACAGCTTACGTCCACCACGACATGAAGAACATCTTCATACGCGACTACTTCGATAGACTGCTGCAGGGCAAGAGCTTCGTTGAGGCTGCTTCAAGTGATCGCTACGACAGCGGCATAGCCGTCATTATGGATGACTTCGACAAGGGTCCGACGTACATAATGAAAGACGGAACGCGGATTCACTACCCGGTAAAAATCTGATGGCTGCACTGCAAGCACTGTTTGTCGGTGCAGACGATAGCGAGACGTGTGCCGGTTGCGAAGACGCGATGGACGGCAACCCGTATGACGTAGACGATTGTCCTGAACCCGGCTCGTTCGAATGCATGTCGCGGTGCAGACACATGATTCAGCTTGTCGGCGGGGATGAAGACGACGACGAAGCCGAGGGTCCAACGCTACGCTATGTCGGCAGTGTTGGCTTTGAACCGAACAACACACCGTTCTCGGCATTCCCCTCGCTCGTTGACGAAGACGTTCCCGAAGTACCGACGCCTGAAGGCCATGAGCAGATGGCGAAAGCGAGTGCAGAGCCCAACCTTGACGACTGGGAACAGAACCCGACTGCGCTCAACGAACTGCTCGGCATCAACTTCGCCGATCTGTCAAACGACGACATCCAAACGCTCGCCTACAAGATCATCAACACCGGGCTCGACCCCGAAGACATCGTAGACGGCCTCGCGCTTACACCGGACGAAGCCGATAAGCTGACCGCAGCCGCTGAAGATGCTGAAGGCGAATTGGTTGACGACTTCGGCGATATGTACATTGCCGAACTGTTGGATGACGGCAGCGATGTTCGTATCTTCGACATGATGCAGAACAACCATCGCATCCACGACATCATCTTAGCGATGGCATCGGCCGGATTCGATGACGAGCATGCGAATCAAGCGATCACACTCGCATCGGTCATCAACATGTTTGCTTCAGGTGCGGTCGCATACATCGGTCAAGATGGCCGTTGGTATGTGACGGTTCCGACCGGCTTTCAAGAATCGCTGCGTGAAGGTGGAGCAGGGAGTGGCGATCATGGTCATGCTGACGTACCTGGTCGGCGTGGTGGCAGCGCACCAGCAACGACGCGCCACTATCTGATCAGTGGTCGTGTGCAAGGCGTCAAGTTTCGTGCGAACGCCATCGACGCAGCCAATCAGTTAGGCATCCACGCAGATGCGCGCAATTTGCCTAGCTCGCAGGTCGAGATTCAAGCTAGCGGCGACCCCGACAAGCTAGATCAGTACGAAGCGTACCTGCACAAAGGCAACCCCGGCTCTATCGTGACCAGCGTTTCAACACTGCCGGGGACGATGAAATCGCTATCGGAATTCAACCCAGGTGAGATTGGGCCTGATCGCAAGAACTTCAGTAGCGAGGAAGAGTTCAACAACTACTTCGGCTTCACGAAGGTTGCTGGCGGTAAGCTCGGTGACGGTGTAAGCTGCACAGCGTACTACGAGCGTCCGATCACGCTCTCGACGCGGTTCCTTGCGTCATTGCCGCGTCGCTATCAAGCATCGACGTATTCAGCCTGGAACGCTAAGTATAACGACCCTAATCATGTGCAGTGGAATCGTGTTGACGCTATTGCAGACGAGATTCGTCAGCGTCACTATGGCGATGTCGTCACCGTACAGGTCACACCAGACGGCAAGCCGACCATCAGTGAAGGCCAGTGGATTATAGACAAAGCCGAGAAGGATGGCTCGAAGAACATTCGTACCGTCGTGCAGTTCTTTGGCGGTGGCGAAGGCTTGTGGACGCCATACAACCACCTGCAAGAGTCGCTGCGTGAAGGCGGTGCAGGTAGCGGCGATTACGGTCACGCAGGCCGACCCGGAAAAGTTGGAGGTAGTCTCGGAACAGATCGACAGATCAGTGACGACTATGCTGCGAACTTATCTAGAATCGACCCTATCGTGAAATCCTTCGTAGACGACAATGTGACTACGGAGAACTTTGACGGCATTTTGTACCGTACAGCGCGTACGGCTAGAGATGCCGACGAGATTAAGCAGGGCCGAAAATTCTACAACACAGACGCTGAGTCAGGAACGTACGGGCCAGGACTGTACTTTGCTAGCCTAGAGAAATCGGCTGAGATGTACGGTAAGTGGATGTTCAAAGTGCATGTGACGGCTAAACTAGCCTCAATGGATAGAAAAGCCTACATGAAGCTTCTTGGTGCAATCTACGCAGGTGGAGAAGACGGCGATGAGCTAGCTAAGAATCTTATAGCAGACTGGTTTCAATCGCACGGCTACGATGGTATACGCATTCGCAATGTTGTGCCTAACACTGCGCGCACAAACGATGGCGATTACATCGTAGACTTCAAAGCTGATCAGACATTGAAAGGCTTCGTTGAAGCAGAAGCTGGTGCTGTTGATGCTGTCATTCTGTGGAAGCGTTCATTACTTGAAGGCGGTGCAGGCAGTGGCGATCACGGACATGCTGGCCGTAAAGGATTCGTCGGGGGTAGTGCGCGTGGGTACAGTGCAGATACCCTGACCGGCTACAGCGATGATTCGATGCACGGCTACAGTTCAGACTCAACGAGCGGCTACAGCAATGATTCGACAACCGGCTCAAGTGCATGGGCAAATCCGTTCACTACGATGTCAACTGGGACGCCTGAAGTTACCGTCAATCCGTTCAAAGGCTTCGACGGAATCAAAACTTTTCGGGGCACAGATGAGCAACTATCCCAGGTTGGCGACATTCTTCAACGGTTCGTACCGCCAGCCATGCGATCACAGATCAACGGCAACATCTTCTGTCTCACGCCTGACGAGAAATTCGTTGGCGTCTCACCATCGCTCACAGCAATGCAGAATGCAGGCAAACTTGGTGTTAACCTAGACGCGCTGCAGCTTGGTGGACTGACGGTGTACGGCGACAAAACGCTCTACATCAGATCAGGGCAGATTACCGACACGACCGTCATCCATGAGATGGGGCATCTCTACGATCAGACGCTTGGTGACGGCAAGAAGCTGTACTCTGAATTGTCGGGGTCAGAAGTCAACGAGGCATGGCAGGACGCGAACAACAACCCCAACGGTTCGCTTGCCGATCACTTCGTCACGCCGTACGCAAGCAAAGGAACGGACGAATTCTTCGCTGAATCGTTCCGTGCCTACTGTGGTGCCAACAGCTATCTGTTCGAAAGCAAGTTTCCGAACATGATTGCAGATCGCGCCAAACTCATAAAGACGGAGCCAAGAATGTTCCGCTTCTTCAGCAACAAGAACGTCGCATGAAGCAACTGATCGCATCCGGCTCAAACCTTGAGACTGGCATGCTGGTTCGCGTGTACGACGACGGCTCTGTCGAACATGAGCAGTCTGTCAATCTGTTTGAAGGTGGTGCAGGTAGCGGTGATCACGATCATCCTGGTCGCCCTGGAAAAGTTGGCGGCTCAGCACCGCTTGGTCTTGATCGTAAAATCAGCGATGTGTACGCGAAGCTCAACCCAAGAGTTGGGGCGAAGATGGAAGAACTTGTCGCGAAGAACGTCAAGGCCACGAACTTCGACGGCGCACTCTATCACGCCATGCACAAAGGCGAGCATGCGGACAACCTAAAGCACGGTATAGATCGGTTCTACAATACGGACGACAAAGGCGCGTATGGCCCAGGGCTCTACTTTGCTTCGCTTAAAAAAGAGGCGGCTAACTACGGCGACGCCATGTTCAAAGTGCATGTTGTTGCTAAGCTAGCCGACATGTCATCTGAGCAGTACATGACGCTTGCGACTACGATGCAATCCGCTATGAGAGGACATACAAAAGTAGACGAGGTTACTGAAACCACTAACAATTACATTGCCGATTGGTTTCAGTCGCACGGTTACGACGGTATGCGTGTCCGTGATGTTGGTGGGCGCTTTGCCACTTACAGCAACGGCGACTACATTGTTGACTTCAATGCCGGTAAGACGCTAAAGAATCTTGAGTCTCAAGCAGATGCCCCTGTCGTTGATCTTGTTGTATTGTGGAAGCGTCCATCATCGCTGACTGAATCTGGAACAGCTTCAAGCGGCGATCATGGGCATGCTGGCCGAAAAGGTCAAGTTGGCGGCTCGCTGTCTAGTGCTGATCAAGGGCTCAAAGACTACATTGACATGTACGTCAAACTCAAAGAGCTACACCCAAAGATGGTACTGTCGCCGCTGATCGAGAAGCTATTGGCGGGAGATGGCAAATTCTACACGCCACAAACACTACCGTCTCAATACTCCAAAGGCACACCGAAAAACTGCTTTCAAGATGCCGCTAACCTTGCAATGGACCATCCTGATTTGACATACGTCGAGGGGTACGCAACGACCGGCATCATCCCAGTTCATCATGCATGGTGCGCTGACAAAGACGGTAAGGTGATCGACCCAACATGGGCGGCGCTAGGCGATAATGACGAAGGTATAGAGCATCGTTCGTACTACGGTATCCCAATTCCGACTGACGAGTTGACTGCACGAATCATCAAGAAGAAAACGTGGGGATTCTTCGAAACTGACTATCCAGTAGACGAAGCAACACTGCGTGAAGTCGGCACGTCGTCAAGTGGTGATCGTGGTCATGCTGGTCGTAAAGGTAAGGTTGGCGGTAGTACACCAGGTTCAGACAGTCAAGACGCTTCCAGCACTCGCGAAGTCCCAAACTTCCCCGGTTTGAAGTTTGTCGGTAGTCAAAAAGATGCTGACACGTTTGCTGAAGTGGTGAACAAGTACGTCCCCGAGAAGATCAAAGAGCAGATCACTGGTAAGATCATGTTCTTGAACGACAAGTTTTACTGGCAAGTATCAGATGAACTAAAGAAGCACAGGCTCTTCCTAATGAGTCAAAATCCGGCAGGCGTTACCGTTGTAGCCGAAAATGCGATTTACTACAGAGATACAAGTCCGTTCACGATCATCCATGAACTAGGCCATCTCTACGATTTGTCGTTAGGCGGTGGCAAACAGTACTTGTCATCTCAAACAGGTACACTGCCGTATGAAACGTACGCGAACATTACGAGCAATCTTGAGAGCAAAGAGACGTTCGTTGATCAGTACGCAAGTACGGGGCGCGATGAGTTTTTCGCCGAGAGTTTTCGAGCATTTACTGACGCACCCGTACCTGAAGGAACCGCACCTGATTGGCAGGTCAGTAAATCTAAACTCAAAAAGTCAACACCAAGCATGTACAAATTCTTCGAGGATAAGGCGAAATGAAGCAGATCGCTGCGTCAGCTACAGACCTCACGACCGGCATGGTAGCGACGATCTACGATGACGGCACGACAGAGGTGAAGCATTTAGAGCCCGACAAAGACGATAAGCCAGCGAAAAAGATGCTGCCAATTCGCCCACAGTAGTCTCACAGGGTGTAGATTTGACGATCAGCGGGGTTGAGCATAGAATGGGACGCATGAGCCTTGTCGAGCAGCATGCAAAGCTAATGGAGGGCCTCGCGTATCAGCCAGGCACCATTGGCCCAGTGCAGATGGACTCACTTGCGTTCATGGTCGCTCCTGTTGCCGATATTACTACCCCTCCTCGAATCGCTCAAGTGGGACTCGGCTACGGCCGATCAGCGTACGCATTTCTATCTGGTCATCCGTTCTCTGAAGTTGTCGTGTTTGATGACGGTTACGACACTTACATGAACGGTGGTAGAACGACACCTGTGTTCGATAGACTGCAGACTGAATTTGGTCAACGCATTAGTGTCGTGTGGGGTAAAACTAGAAACACACTACCTGAATTTGAGTGCTTAAGTAACTTCAACTACATCCACATTGACGCTGGTCACGACTACGATAACGCACTACACGACATGCTGGCATTTCGTCACTGTCAAAACGCTATTGTCATAGCTGATGATGTTGTCGAGCATTGGCCTGGTGTCGTGCAAGCATGGTCAGATTGTGTGTACAATGGTGTCATCAAAGAACTCTATCGCGCTAGAGAGATGCGCGGTAACGAAGTGTGTGCATGGGCTGTAGGTGAGTATGTCTGAAAGCATCGACACCGAACACATCAAGTTTCATCGTTTGACGATTGTGATCAACCGCATCAAGTCGTTGAGTGCAGCCATGCCACAGTACATGGAAGATGTTATGATGCGCTGCATGACAGACGACATCATACCGTTTTGGCGTCAACACATCGGCTTGCAAGATCACTCGCTCGAAGAGCTTGCGAAACTTGGTCATCCATACTCGCGTCGATTTGCTGTTGACTCGTTCATACACCCCGACTCTGAAGTACACGAACAGAGTGGTTCGGTTATGGAGTCAACACAGATCGTTGCAGACTCTGTACCTGGTGGTAGACGTGTTCGACTGATCTGCACCTCACCACACTGGATTTTTCTTCGTTATGGTACACGCACTATGCGTATGCGTGACCCTGCTGGTGTAACCATGAGAGATGCGCTACCAAAGATCAAAGCGCGCATTCACCGTGAAATCAGAGGTGCCATTGTGGAGTACATGAAGTCGTGAGTGACATAGACATCGTTTCATGGTCAAAGCGTTTCTGGCGTCACATTCGTGGTGAGTCTGAACCAAACAGACCATCTAGTTCGGGAACAACGACCAATCCGAATGACCCTGGACTGCGTAGACGAAAAGCGAGTGGTCAGCAAGAAAAGTACCTGATCTCGGATGACCTTGACAAGTCAAAGTTCGTTCGACCTGTCCGCACAACGTACGTTCACAAACAATGCGGTGTGCAGACAACGATGAGCATCAAGCTAGCAGAGACGTACGCGCGTGACCCTAAGTTCTACGGTGCGACGTTCTGCTGTGGATGTCAAACACACTTGCCGGTCAGCGAATTCTTTTGGCACGGAACAAAGGAAACTGTGGGGTCGTAGTTGAGTCTTCGTTCAGCCCAGGAATCACAGAAGCTACTCGACGTAGCAAACATGGCAACTGACGTGCTGCAACACATTGTACGCGGTGTAGAGACGTATGCGCTATGGCATCATCTCAATCTCGAAGATGTAGTCATTCATCGCGCGTTCTGGTCATGTGACGACAAGCTCGTCATTGAGTTTGCACACGCTTTACACGAAGAACCGACAGATGAGTGACACTTGCGTCTTCATGCTCGCTAGTGGTGACAACATCAAGCCGATCTTAGAGTATTCTGTGCCAAACAAGCAAGAGTACTGTGAGATTCACGACTACGATTTTAAGATGCTACCATTTGAAGATGATTGGCAGCGTTTCAAAGTCATGTTGTCGTTGCTGTCAGAATACCATACTGTCATGTATATGGACACTGACACACTGATCACAGACTTGACCGTACCATTGCGTTACAGATACGGATGGAAAGGTTTTGTGATCGCTGCTGATCTGTTCGGCTTCAACAGTGGTGTTATGATCGCGCGACGTGACCCAATGACGTATGAACTGCTGCATGCGATCAACGAACTTGGACCATACCTTGCACACAACCATCCGTGGAAAGAACAAGAAGTTTTACGTCGTCTACTGACTGCACCCCCATACGCTGATCATCCGTTCTGGCATTGCGCATTGCAGACAGAACTGAACGCCTATCCAAACGAATACTACGATGGACGTGCAAACTTTAGCGGAGGGTGGAAACCAGGAATGTTCGTGTTGCACTTACCTGGGATGTCGAATGAAACACGATTGCAAATCATGTCAGGTGTGCAACAACACATCGTGCGTCCGAAAGCAGAATGCTAACGTACAAAATGTCGTTCATGTACGACTTCGAACACGGCATCTACATCATAGAGATACGCTCGAAACACTACGGTAAGTATCTCACATTGTCGCGCGAATTGCGTGTTGACCGGCCAGAAATGTTCGTTCAGTACATCGGAGAAGCGATCAAGGAGATCAGATGCAAACAGGAGATCAAAACAAAGACGCGCCAACTGAACCAGTTCGAGATGGTGAATCTCATCGTACACAACTCACGGAGTACGAAGAGCCCAAGCGTGCGTTCAGATCAGGTCGAACTCGCGGAGAGATGCCAGTGCGGCCATCTGATGACGATTCACCGAACGCAACTTGACACGCCAACAAAACACGCTGGAAATCCGAAGTGGATGAAGCGCGGCAGCAAAAATAACATTCTCGGGGAATGCGGTGCAGACAACTGTAGTTGCATCCTCCCAGTCTCAGAATAGAAGAAGCGGACTGTTCACGACGCAGCCCGCTCTTCTCATTGGTTCCGTCTCACGTCGGCCGCGTATCTCATCTCGCGCCGACACCATAGTACCATACCCGCGCAAGCGTACGATCAACCTCGTTCTCACACAGTAGCGCGCAGTTGACGAATGATTTGCGTGTATTATAAGATGGAACGCACACAGCGCAGACAACAGATCATGTGCCAGCAATAGCCTCAAAAGGCGGGGGAAAAATGGCAAAGTCGAAGATCGTCACAGCTACCGTCAGCGAAGATGGGCAGACGATCATACTGACGAGGTTTGGTGTGGAGCGGCGTGAGTTATCTGCCGCGTCGATGTACGATGACGCAGAGTTGTTGCAGCGCACCATCATGGAGATGCTGCGTTCACCAGAACCTGAAAAGTCGGGGTTCAGTGTGGAAGTTGAGATCGTTCAATCACACACTTGCACGATCAACGGTGTCGAGCATACGGTCGTAGACGAAGCGAGCGTCAAAACCCCAAAAGTCGGGGGCTGAACTGAGGTCGTTTCTCCCAGTGTTCTTTGACACACCGTTACACCTAGCGCCTAGTCATCCACTCGCCGTGCGGTGAGCGTAGGCCCAGCGATGACTGTTGTCCAAGCCTTACACCCAAAGAAGCCCCGGCCCGGCCCCTGTCAAGGTGCCGGATGGTGCTGCGATCATCCACTGACGCCCACAAATCTTGGTTTGTGGGCTTCAGTCATTCCACCCCACCATCCTGTGATTGCACGGCTTTGCCGGACAATCACCACGCAAGCGCAGGCATCGACGGGTTCTCTGTACGGCTGATGCCACCATCCAGCCGGACGATGCTGATCGCCCATCCAGCACTTCCGGCCATCGAAGGGGTGGGGACCGGCCGCCATCCGGGTAACGCAGGAACTCCTGGAAAGGGGACCCCATCCACCCGCGCGGTCCCCTCTCCCACCGTCTGAAGCGCCATGAGAGCCCTGCGCGCCTGGGCTATACCCCAGTACGAGTAGGCTCTTGCGAACGTCTATCAACAGCCTTTTTCGCGTTCGAGATTTTTTGTAAACCAGGACTCGACTGTATCAACTTGGAACGGTGGTCGGCATGGGTGAGCCGGTTGAGTTCGTCAACGTAGTAAGGGTGCGACTGGAGGCCGTCAAGCGCGAAGCTGATCTGATGAGGGCCGGGTTGAAGCGCTGTGCCGAGGAGATGGACGGCCTGGTGCGGTTGCTGGAGATGTACGGTGTAGCCGTTGGGGACGAGCCCCCGGCCCAGGAGGTTTTGCCGGACCCGCCGGTTCGAGGCGAGCGATCAACGCAGCCGGTCGGCACGACGGTGTACCGCGAGCATCCCAGTCCGAAGTCGGTGCTGACGAAGTTGCCCCGAGGGCGACAACCCATCGACGGCATCGCAGATCGCAACGTGCGCATCATGCAGTTGACGGATGATGGGCGAACGGGTGCGGACATTGCCGATCTGCTCGGCGTCTCGCTTCAGACGGTGTACCAAGTGCGCAACAAGATGCGCAAGCTGCACGACGATGAGCCGTGGAAGATGCCACTGGAACCCGAACTCGCGGTCGCTGTGGAGAAAGCGAACGAAGATGCCCGGCGATTCGCGGATGCAATGTGTGGAGTGCGCGACCCGAACTACCCCATTCGGCATTGTAGCATTCAAGGCGCGCACGACGGTTTGCACTCATGGGAGAGGTAGAAGACTTCCTCAACGCAACGGCCGACTTCGAACCTGACAATCTGTATGTGGAGTTGCATGAGCCGACGCAGATAAAGCGGTCGCTGGTGCGCTTTCATTATGAGAAGACCGGCAACGTGTGTTGGGTGTGCGGCTTGCGTATGCTCTTTCCGCCCAAGGAACGCGACGCTGCGTTCAAGCGCGACGCCAATTCGCCATTAACTGTCTCGCTCGATCATTACCCGGTCAAACGTGCGCACGGTGGCAAGCTAACGTCGGACAACACGCGCTTGGCGCACCGCTTTTGCAATTCGGTGCGCGAAGAGTGGTCGCACCCCAATCTCACCAAGCACATGTCCGATCTGTTGTTGCGCTGGGAGCAGACGGGTTCGACGGCGATGGTCGGTCAGCCGGTGCAGTGGACGAAGAAGACGCGCAAGGAAGCAGCGAACGCCAAGCGCCGGTCGCGAGCCGAGAAACGCGCGGCGAAGTTGAAGGCGGTCCTGCGCAAAGGGTGGTCGGCTGACAACGGCCGGTACAACCCGGTGTGGGACGATGCGTGTAGGCGAACCAAGCCGGAATGAAGCGCCCCGATCTCACCCGTATAAGGAAGAGCGAGTGGAGCGACCGCACCTCGGCCACATCCCAGGGGCGGCTTGCGAAACTGCTCGCGGGTCGGCGGCGGCTCGAACGACTCCGCATCCTGCGCCTCCGCGAGCAATTAGAGGAGATATGGCGGCAGGACACGCCTCTTCCCCTGCATAGAGTTGGGCGAGATCAGCCCTGTCATTGCGTTCGGACATACATACGGAGCCTCCACGATCTTAGCCGCAAAATACACGCTGCACAGACTGTAGATTCCCGGCGGTTCGACCCCGACGCTTTGCTGGCCGCGTTCGGCATCGGCATCCTGTAGACTGCGCACCGTGTACGCTTGACATCGCCTTTGATCTCGCGCTACGCTCTGTTGGCAACGGAAACACCGTTATGAAACTGGACGACTGTGTGGGCGGGCGCAAGCCAACTTGACAGCTTTCGGTACGCTGACGGAATAACCGATGCGGGCAAGTGCGAGTTCTGTTGAGGTGCCTGCACTTGCTCAACGGTGGGGGATACACAGCGCCCATGCTCTGCATCCCCTGCCTGCCTAATTTTTGATCAAGCATTCCCATACAACGGCCGGTCCTTCAGACACTTCGACTGATGCCGGGGTTGGGTGAAGAGCTATATGCGTCTTCAACTCAGATGGGAACAGAGCGCACCACTGAAGAGTCGAAGCTCGGTGGTGCGTTCGCATATAGTAGCGCGGGTCCGCTTCTGATCTGCCTCGAAGAAGGTGAGCCAACCAAACTCACCCTTCGGAGGTTCAGTCGTGAAGCATTTCTTCGCAGTCACCTTCTTCGCAGTGCTGGGTACATGTGCTGCGATTTTTTCGTCTGCGCCGGTCCTCGCCGCAGCCGACATCCCCATCCTTACGGTTCAGGATAAGTTCACCGCTCCCGGCGACTACGCGATCACAAAGATGTCGGGTCAGCAGACGTGCGGCTACACATTGACCGGCACCGGCACCGGCTTGTTTACGACGTTGCAGCTTTCCCCCGACAATCAAATTTCGTGGCAAGTCGCGACGAACGTCACGACAAACGGTTACGGCAACGGCATTTGGGGTCCGAACAACATTGTCCAATATGGGCAAACGTACTTCAAATTGCACGTCACCGCGATCAGCGGCGGGGTCGAGAACTACATCATCGTCTGCAGTTCCGCAAATGTCGGGGCACTGCCGCCGTATGGAATGTACTACGATACGCAGGCAGCGATGCTCAATTCGAACTTCGGCATGTCCATGTTCAATGCGACAAGCAGCGAGGTCGATCGCGTACACGGCGACCCGATCTTCGAGATGCTGGTCAACAGCGACTGCTCGCTGAACAAAGTGATCACCGGCCCAGTGACCAACACCGTCGTCAAGGCCAGTGCCGGTCGCATCTGCAGCGTCATGGTCACGACCGTTACGTCCGGCGCGATCACGTTCTACGACAACGCCACGACGAACAGCGGCAACGTCCTCGACGTAATTCCAAGCGCAACGGCTGTGACCGGCGCGTCACTGCAGGCGCGCATGCCAGCGGTCAACGGCATTACGGTCAACGGCCCAGCAACGTCCGGTTCGATCACCATCAGCTATCAGTAGTCTGCACACCGTGTACGCTTGACGCGCTGGTGTACGATGAATGTAGCTTGCTGATGATGGCCGGTGCTAACCGAGCCGTTCAGGCGTCAGCGACGAACGACGACTGTTCGTAGTGGTCGAGCGGGAGTCTATAGAGCGAGTGACCTTGAAGTTCGGGGAGTAGCTTAAGCTAGAGTACTGCATAGCAGTGGTGGTGGTATCGAATCCACTCTCCAATCCGAACCAACCGGAGCCGAACAAGAAGCAAGCGCAGCGGAACTACGATGGGCCGACTGCGACCCCGCAGGTCACACGAAGAGCGTACCGATTGCAACGGTAGGCTTTTCGTCATTGGGGAAGAAGGTCCACACCTGCTGTGTTTTGGGAGGACTGGATGGACTTCGAGGTACTTAAGAAGTTAAACGAAATTCAGCTTACTCTCAAGTCGCACAGTGAAGCACTTGCAAGTCTTCAAGAGGGGCAACAACGAATCATGGCAACCATTGCTGATCTCGACGCGGCAATCGCCGCCGAGAAAGCCGATCTCGACTCGTTCGGAACGTCGGTTCAAGCGCTGACGGCGCTCGCAACGCAACTCGGTGTGGACATCGCCGCGCTGATCGCAAAGGCTCAGAACGGTGAAGACTTCAGTGCCGAACTGACGGCACTGCAGGCGAACAAGGCGGAACTCGACTCGACCATCGCTGCCGTCGCGGCGGCGCAGACCTCCATCGCCGCATCCGATGCAGCAGCCGCAGGTGGCGGCGGGCCGGTCGGCAACGTCCAACCCGCGAGCCCGCAAGGTCCGGGGCCGCAGACCAGTTCCGGCGGGACCACGGTACATACCTAGCGAAGAGCCTGAAATCGGGTGACAGCCTAGTCAGCGAAGAAAAACGGGTCGGTATCACTACCGGCCCGTTTCTCTTACGCCGCGATGGCGAGGGAGGGACGAAGAGCGCGCCGCGCGCGAGCCGCGTCCAGACTGATCACGTTCTTGATGTTGTTGTTTGTTTTTGGTTTCACGCCCTACAGCGCGTCAACTACGCATCCCGGACATTCTGCCCCGCGTCCTCGGCTTCCTTTATCAACCGCGCGATCTCGCGGTCGATGTACCACTTCGCCTTCTCAAGATCAGTGACCGGCGACGGCAGACCTTCTTTGAGCCCCGCGCGCCAAATATACTTGATCGCATTGCCTATATTGAAATTGTGGTGTTCGGCGATGGTGATACACTCGACGCCGCTCGGATGCGAGTTGTAGTGCTTCGGATGGTTGATGACCTCTTCGGCCATTTTTAGATGATGTGTAGAGAAAGCAAGATGACGAGGCCGACGCCGATGATGCAGTCAACCAGGACGTACGGGCGGAACGGATTCGGGTTGCTCGTCGGAATCGCACCGATCACAGCGAAAATGAAGCAGATCGCGATGGCGACGAAAGCAATGATGTGTAGCATGAAGGAAGACTGTTGTCTAAGAGCGTAACCCAGTCCTTCCAAACAAACCCGACGAATTGGAGTACACACTGTGCAGACAGTAGATAGACCCCCGACAACTTCGGGGTACGGCGACGATGAGACTGCCGTCGAGTTCAACGGCAAGTACGCACACATCGTGCGCAAGGCTACCGGCCGCGAGTCCACCGTCGTCATCCATACCATGTGCGGCCTCGCGCGAAACAACAGCGAAGGCCGTTCCGTTGATCTGGCGACGACGCGCTTGCCGCTCTGCGTGAACTGCGACAAAGTAGCAAAGCGAGGCCGATGAGCGCCATCGTCGTCCTCAAGCGTCAGACGTATCTCGACATTTGCGATGGGTTGTACCATGCGAAGGACTCAAGCGGCAATCTCGTCTTTCGGGCTGTAAGGCGCTGCATGCATGCTGCGACAATGGGAACAGTGACCGACCGGCGGCGCTGCTGGGGAGAGATAATCGTCTTTCAGGAGCCCGCGAGACACGGCGATCTGACGCTCTTTGTCTGTGCTGATGGTGCGTGTGCGCACCTGCGCAAAGAGTACGGCATACCGGAAGACGGCAGCGTACTTGAGCAGGGCCTTGTATGGCGGCAATGACCATCTACATCGCTGGGCCGATGAAAGGCTACCCTGACAACAACTACCCCGCATTTGATCGTGCGCGCGATTGGTTGATAGAAAACGGACATGTTGTCGTTTCACCGGCCGATGTGACACGTCAACTGCGCGAGACGTTGGGGGAAGAGCCAACCATCAGTCAGATTGCAAAGGCCGACATCTTCGCACTCTTGCAGTGCGACACGCTCTTCATGCTCAACGGCTGGGAGCATTCTCTCGGGGCGAGAACGGAACACGCTATTGCCAACTGGATGCGTCTCGCTATCTACTACCAGCGCGGCGTCAACAACCTGAAGCTGCAGTGATCTTCAACGTCAAGGACGGCAAGTTCGGGTGCTACGCGCACGGCCCCAAGTGCGTGTGGGTGCCGGTCGAAGAGTACGACACGCACATGGCGCTGCACCCCGACTTAAATCAAGCGGGGCAGCAAGTAGTGAAGTTCACCACAGAGCATTACACGACGAAGCAAGGCCATCCAGCCAACATCGTCTACCGCCCAGGAGAGAAGCCGTGAAGAACATGTCAGCGTACGATACGGCGTTGGAGGTGCTGAATAAGGACCTTCAGTTCTCTGATACAACGCGCACTCTCGGCAAAGGCATAAACGTTAGTATGGATGCGGCGTTTCTCGCTCGCTGCATTCTGCTGGTTGGTGTTATGATCGTAGACGAGATGGGCACCCACAAAAAGAAAAACCCGTACGCTCCGCGCGAAGCCTTCTGCGAGGTGTGTGCCAAGTCGCTCGGGCTTTTCCAAAACCAAATCCTTCCGCCCATGTACTGTGCGGAGCATAATCCTGATGCCTGATGATGACGACGAGCGGCCGGTCATCATCTGGAAGGCCACGCTGTACATTCGAGTCGCAGCGCGGGGAAAGATGGCGGCCTCGAACAAAATCAACCTGATGTTCAACTCTAGTGCAGTCGGCTTGCGCGACTACCAGATCACGGACATTCACCCGGCCGACGACGATCAGCAGTAGCCTGTACAGACTACACGTTTGACGACCGGCCGACCTCTGTTGTAAGATACGGATACAATGTCGAAACACAACCACGACGGGGTTCCTAGCTCCATCATCGAGCTTCTCAAGAGGCTTGGCGGTGCCGGTCCCTCGTTCGACTACACCAAGCCGTACACCGAGTACGGCCTTACCTTCGACCCGAGCGAGTGCGCGTCGTGCATGCGACCCAAACTTGCCGAAGAGATGGAACACTACCGTTGCGATTCGTGCTACAAGCGCATGATCTACACCGACGATAAGTCGGAACTGATCGCACTTTTCACCCCGCGCGGCTCGAAAGAATTCCGCGCGATCTTCGAAAAGTTGCCGATGCACATGGTGGAGTTTCTCGCAATGCGCCGCTACCGTTTCGTATCGGTGCCGGTGCAAGAGGCTCCCAAAGAAGACGGCGAAGCCGAGAATTGTCTCGGTTGCGGGTATGCTCATGTGAACGATGGGTGCGTTGACGCGCGCGCCGAACCCCGCATCGTCTTCTGTGCAACGGAGAAGCCGGAACTGATTCTTAGCACGGCGTTCTATCTCTTGGCAGACGACGGTCTTCCGAACGGCGTCACGTCGATCTTCGAAGACTTCAAAGCCTGCTACGACGTGCAGAAGCTGATGCTGATGCAGGGCGTCGAAGTTCGCACCGTCGAGAACGAGGACGGCAGCGCGTTCGGTATTTCGCAGACCGACCCGAACGAAGAGAACGAACGGTTCCTGATCTCGCGGCCGAGTACCAACGACTCCGACCGCTATCTCTCCGAAGTCATGCTGGCGTACCACCACCTCAATCCGTGCTGTTCGTTCGAACACATGAAGGCGGTGCAGCCGTGGGTCATTACGCTCTGCCAGGCGCTCGACACGTTCGTGATCGCTATCGTCAACGGCTCCCGCAAAACTCTTCGAAAGAAATTCGAAAAGGACGGGGTAGCGCTCGCCAACACCTCTCACGGCGCGAAAGCAAAGTGATCATGCTGCTGCTCGGCACCTGCACTCTTCTCCTGAAAACGTGGAAGGTGTGGGTGCCGGTCGCCGTCGTCTTCTGGCTCTTGAGTTTGTTCGGTGCGCACTGATGAACGGGGATGTCGGGTACACCAACCCGTTCAAGCGCAAGCGGCGAGCGCACTCGCATTACCATTGCTTGGCGGTCGCTGATGCGCACTACGGCCACGATCACTACTGCGAACTCGAATACGTCGAGTGCGACGATGCCGAGTGCTTCGGGAACCGGGACCCGTTCGTACGATGGGACTAAGACCGCCGACGTTGAAAGACGTGGAAGACAGACTGCACCGTCGTCGTATGCTACGCCGCGCTTGGGCGTTTATGGCGGCGTTCTGGTCTTTCTTATTCATCTGTTGCGCAGTGCTGATTAGGCTAGAGTGGGATGTAGATCGCACGATGGCGTACGTCGATTGCGTCTTCGGATGCGTTCAACTCACGATGCTCTACCTATGTGTGGTGAGGTTGCAAGAATGACGGATTCAAGTAGCGGGTGCAATTCTTGAAGAGCTACGGCGCATTCGGAAGACGGTAGAGCGAATTGCCGATGCGCTTTCGAAGGCATCTTGGGATTGGCAGAGAAGGTCAACTCCCAAGATGAAGCGTAGCGTCTTTGCCGCATCTGTAGCCGCTGCATTACTGGCGGGGTGTAACGACGGTAGCCCAGGTCCAATAGCTTCACCAACTCCGCTGCCGGTCGTTCAACTACCGTTCTATCCCGGCGTCACCACGCGCTTGAGTGTGCAGGCGGAACAGTACGACCCCGAGCCCGCGATCAACGCTGCACTGACAGCACTTGGGTTCAAGGACTTCCGCGCCGGTTATCCGTGGCAGGCGCTGCACTACAAGGGCGGCGGCGTGTGGGATTGGGACCGATCAGACAAGTGGTACGCAGCGCTGCCAGCCGGTATGCGCTGCTTGTGCATCATCTCGCCGTTCGGCCCGAACCCGCCGGTCGGCGCTGATCTCGCGCTGTACGCCTCGTTCTTGCAGCAGTTCGCCACGCGCTACGATGTTGACTTCGAGTGGATGAACGAGCCCGATCTGCCGCAGAATTGGGAGGCGTGTTTCCCCGGCTGGAACGCCGATTGGGACCTCGACCAAGCACACGCTGCGTACGCTGCCACGGTGCAGACCATCGTGCCGCTCATCCGCGCAGCCAACCCGAAGGCGAAGATCATCAGCGGCGGAACGTCGGGGGTCAACGTCGATTGGGCAACCTGGCAGATCGCACAAGGTTGGTTCGCTGACGGCACGTTCGACGGCTACGGCGTCCACCCGTACGGCCAGAACCCAAGCACCATTGCCGAGGCGTACAACGTCCTCTTCAAGATGCTGCCGACCGGCGCAATGATCTACACGACGGAGTGGGGCGACGCCGACCTCACCCAACTCAAAGCGATGTACGCTGCACACCAAGCAATGGGAGTGCCGTACGACTGTTGGTATCGGCTTGACGACAACGGCCAGCAGCCGGATGACTGGGGCATCATCGACCAGAATGATCAGCCGGTGCAGCCTGCATACAACGACGCGCTCGCGATCAACGCCGCGCTATGAACGAACAGACGTGGAGAGACGGCTTCCTTGCCGGATGCATCTGCGGCTACTTCGGGGCGGTCGTGCTGTACCGTGCATGGCAGCATTACCATTATTGGCGGGCGAAGCAACGTGCAGCCGCCTACCATCGTGCATACCGTGAACGCACGGAGCGCGCACACACTACCATCCCGACGATTGAAAGGAAACACCCATGAGCAAAGAAGTCCATGTCAACATTTCCGAAGCACAGGTAAAGCGCGATGCGAAAGGTGGCTACGAAAAAGGCCGGTCGCGTAAAGTCAAGATGATCGAGTGGACCTACGAGATGCAGGTCCAAGAATTGCCCGGCGTCCCAGCAGTTCGTGTCGAGACACTCGAAGAGCTAGCAGCCGAGATCAACCGCGCCCGCAAGAAGTTCCCTCGGAACACCCTGCTGTACACGGCACTGGGTGAAGAATTCGGAGAACTAGGGAAGGCACTGCTGCAAGAGGGCAACGGCCCGAGCGCACGGCGTGAGGCGCTGCAGGTCGCTTGCGTCGCACTGCGAATCCTTGAGGAAGGCGACCCGGTGTACGACAACCTAGATTCGGAGGCTCGACAACCATGATCGTCAAGATGCTGCTCGTAGCGATGATCTCAACGCTGCCGCTCGGTATCATCGTTGCTCGTACCGCAGGTGTGCCGCTGCACCAACAGCGCTACGATCAGGCGGCAACGTCGGTCATCAACGCCATCGAATCCGACATGGACATCCTGCCGGGTGGGCATAACGGAACCGATGCTGCGGATGTCGGCTACGCGCTCAACCATCCGTACTACGAATCGTGCGCCGGTCAGTGGCGCAACGCCGCCGGACAAGAGATCGCCCCGACAAATAAGATGGTCGCCGTCTACATGTCGGGGTGCGCTATTGTCGGTTGGAATACGAGCAGCAGTGTGCTGTCACCGTACGATACGGCGTTGGTGCTGTCGTCTATTCCGCAGCACCCTTAGATTTTCTCGCGCTCGCGGCGTTCGCCAAGGGCAATGGTCGTTCCATCACCCATTCGCCCACGGCCCACAACGCGAGAGGGATGCCAAAGATATTCGTGATGAGGAAGAAGAATCTCACGGCCACCACATCCAACCCTGCATCACTTCGGAAACCCTTTCATCCACTCTGCCGCTTCGGGACCATACGACATGCCCATGTCGGTTGCCGCCGCACCCGGCCAGCGCTGACTGTACACTTTATTCAGGTGTTCGGCTTCCTCAATCATTTGCTCATTGAATTCTTCTTGTGTGAAGACACCCTTCTCAACGAGCAGACCAACGAGTCCGTTCAGTTCGGCCCGCATCAAGATCGTTATCTCGCGATGGTCTTTGACTGCCGCACATTCGGGGTCGGTGTTTGACCGTGTACCGAGTTGCCATGCGGCAAAGAGACTACGCCATTTCGCAAGCCGGTTGAGCGATTCGTGAAGCTGTACGGCGATCTGTTCCCGCGTCATGGTGCGGTTTCTTCCGCCAGGTTCTGCGCGTTTTCGTTCGGGGCCGGAACCGATAGTTGAATGACGCGCCCTAAGTGATTGCGCGCGTTCTCAACACCCTTGAGGATGCTGTCGAGCGATTCCATGTAGGCGTTCACTTCAGGGGAGAGTGCAGCGACGAACGGATGCTCGCGTAGATCAGCGAATATTTTCTTCGCTTCGTTCGCGCTCTTTTCGATGTTGGCGAGATGCTGGGCCTGCACTTCGAGGTCAATGTCGATCACAAATAGTCCTTTGTCGCGCGTCATACACGCGCAGCCTAAGTAGCGAATTGGTTGGTAGCGTGTTCGTTCCGCAGAGTACTTCTCTTCGAGATGGCGGTCTATGGTTGCCCACTTTTCTTTGATCGCAGCCATCTCTTCTTCCGTGTATGGGCGGTTATGCATCAACGCGCTCGATCTGGTCGTAACATGGCGGGCATGCGAGTTTGCGTTCTTCGCCTTTCTCCGCAGCCCACTTCGGGTTGCGTTCTTTGAGGTCGGCAACCGAATTGTAGACGTGCCCGCACACGATGCATGCGAGCCCGACGTACGTTTCGAGAACGAGGTCGAGCAGTGCTTCCTTATTCTCTGGGGTTATCGGAAAGGCGGCGATGAAGTGATCGTTCACGCTTCACGCTCCAACAGTATCTTCGCGAGTGCTTCGATGGCGTCGGCGATGATATACACTTTCGTGAACCCATCGCGAGGCTCGTCCGTGATCTCGCTGTGTTGAATTTTGGACATGTCATCGACAATGCTTGTCAGCATGTCCTTCACGACCTTACTCATGCCGCATGATCACGTCGCGCTTGGGAAGCGTGTCGAGTGACACCTCCCGGCCGGTCGTGGCCTTCCAGAAGACGCCGTGTGCGAACGTGAACGCTGCGCGAACTGCATCTTCCGGCATGAATTGCTCGCGTTGTCCGGCGTCAACAGTGACGGCGCGTTGAACGAGGCCGACTTTATCCTTGGCGCGGATAAGATCAGCGCAGGGTTGACATGCAGCCCAGTTGCCGATGCTTTCGTCGGTGTAGATGCCTTGATCGCCGATGAAGCCGATGCCGCTCGCCTGATCGCGCGCTTCGAAGGCGGTCACGACCGGCAGCTTGCCGAGCGAGGAGCAGAAGTCGCAGACGGTGCCGAGCGACGGGTCTACACCCATCGACAGAACGCCGTCGCCGGTCGCTTCGATGTGGAGCTTGGGGAACGCGCCCTGCAGTTCTTCGCGGGCGGCTTCCATGTCGAGTTTCTTGGTCATGTTGAGGTTCCTTTGCGCAGTGCGCACAGAAGTGCTTCACCAATGTACTTGGTGTAAGCCGGGGGAATTGCTTGTGTGATCTCGCGCCACGTCATCCAGTTAATACCCATCGCTTCGCTCGCTGTTTCGAGTGACGACGCACGATTATTTTTCCAGTAGCCGAAGCTGTACTGCGGATGATCACCGTACACACCGATGCTTTTGCCGTCGTGGTAGCCGCACTCAATGGGCGCGACCGGCACGTTGGTTTCGAAGAGTCGGTGACGTTGTACGCCGAGGCCGAACATCGTGCCGCACAAGCGTATGGGGTTAATGAGCGGAGCGCCGACGACGTTTTCGATCGCAAACGGTAAGCCGCTGTTGATCAGGCGCTCGCGAACCGGCGCAACGAGGTCGAAGCGTTCCATGTGTTCTTGCTTGCCGAGGGCGCGCAGCGTACTGTACGCCTGACACGGCGGGGAGGCAGCGATGGCGTCGAAGCCGTCTAGCGGAAACTCTAAGGCGTTCGCCTGGTGAAACTCGAAGGGGTAGTTCGGTTGCGGGGCTAGGTCAACGCCGACCACTTCGAACCCTGCGTTGTGATAGCCCATGCTCGCGCCACCGGCACCGCAGAAGAGGTCGAGTAAACGAGGCTTGCTCACAGGTCGTATCCCTTTGATCGAAGCAGCGAAGCAATCCAGGTGTGACGCCATGCCTGCAGCGCCGCGACTTCACGCGGGAAACCCTGTTCGAGTTTCGCGAGGTTGTCTTCGTCGGCGCGCAGCATGGCCTGCCACAACGCTTTGTGGAAGTCGCCGTAGTCGTCCAACTGCCAGCGCAGGATGATTCGTTCAACATCAGAGAGGTCGTTCGACTCGTCCTTCGCGTCGCGCAGGGCCTCGGCTCTAGTCTTTACTTTCGTTGCTTCCATAGTCCGGTTCGTCCGTAAGGACGTGTAGGTTCTTGAGTGCTTTGAGGCCCTTGTCGAGCTTGCCGAAGTCTTCGTTCGGCGTGTTGCGCAGAATGCAATCTGCACTGACAGCAGCGCTGCGCTGATCTTCGAGGTACGCCCCCAACTGTTCGAGCATCGAAGAGTCGGTGACGATGGTCGCGAGATAGGCTGCGCCGTCGAGACGCCACTTCAGTTGGCGCAGGATGGCCTCTTGATGTTGGTCCGGCATGGCGAGTGAACCGCAGTGCTGAAGCAGCATCATCGCGTCGTTGCGCGAGTCGGCCGACAAGATGGCGGCGCACTTCGCGAGCAGATCGGCGGGCTCCGTCGATTCCGGCTGAATGCGGGGACCGAGGAAGTCGAGCGACTCTTCGCACTTGCGCGCAATCGTTTTGAGCGCCTCGCGGTAGGTTTCCAATTTCTCGGGGTTCACGTTACACTCTCCGGTCGCGACGGGTATTGCAAGTCTGCGACTTCAGCCAGACAGTCGCGGACGGCGAAGCCAATCCACTCTGTATTCCCCGGCCGGGTTTTGGCGAAGCAGTCTACGCAGTGTCCACCCATGAGACACAGCGGACACCCTTGGTATCCGGCAAGGAATTTCTCTCGGTTGTTGCCTCGGAGCGCGTTCAACGAGATCACGTTGAAGCAATAGATCAGTGCGTCGAAGTCGGCGGGGTCGGTCGAACCTTTCATCATCTTAACCGCGCGCTGCGCAGCAATTACACCATCGGGGCTGACCGTATGTTCGAGCCCTGCCGCTTTGACGGCGGCGCGTAGCTCATCCCAGTGGGGCTGACACATGGTCATAGTCCGGCGTCCTCCAACAAGTCCAGCATGTGCTGGGCCTTCGATGAGTACTGATACGGGCACGGCTGGTCGATCACGAAGTGGAACGCCTGCTTCGCGAGATTGAATCCGTTGGCAGACAATTCGGGCTGGCCCTCGCGCTTCGCGTAGATGGCCGACATTTGCATGTTGAGGCCACCGAGGAAGACGTTGATGCAGTACCGAGGTGAATCGGGTCCGAGCATCCGCGCTCGGTGTAGTTCGGCCGTTGCGACCTTCGCGCATACCGTTGCGTCTTCGACGCCGGTCGTACCGCACAATCGCGATAGCTCCGCGTCGCTAAGGGTTTTCCAACCCTCGGGGGTCGTGTCGTCAGCGAACGCCGTCGTTGCCGTCGCAAGGACGCATGCAGCGATGAGGCCGACTTTCTTGATGATGTTCATTGTGCTGTTGCTTCCTTTTCGGCGCGGCGAATGAGTTTGCGCACGATGCGCTTGAGATCAGCAAGGCTGTTCCCGGAAAAGAACAACTCCGATGCTTCGTAGTTGGTCAAGCCGAGGATATACTGCGCACGGTCGTGCATAACGACGTACGGTCTGTTCTTCTCCCAAGCGTACTTTGGGATAAGTTCAATCGACATATTCTCGTCGGGCCTTCTGAATTTAGCCCCGGCAAGGACCGCAGCCCAACCGCCGAAGCAGTAGGACGTTCCGCAGCGCCACCAACTTTGGTTCCAATGCTCCGGTTCTGCTTCGATGCGCGCGAGCGTCTTCTTCAGAAGCGCGACGTTGATCTTGCTCTTTGCGCCGGGAATCCAAGAACCGGCAGTGCGTTCGGCCGGTGCTAGTACTTTGATGCTAGGCATTTTAGAAGATCACTCCATCGGCAGCGTCGGAACATTCTTCGTCGGTTGCAGGACGCATACGCTCACCACAACCGGAGCAGATCATAAAGGCACCTTCGGTCGAATTTTCGAACTCGAAGCGCCGCATCGTGTGATCGCACGGCTGCTCCTCCGGGTGCTTGACTGCGAGCGCATTGCCAATGGCTTCGGCAACGGCAGCGCCGTCTTCGGGCGTCGGGCAGTCCGTGTGGTCGAGTGCGTCGTCATCTTCCGATTCGCGGGTGCCGACGCAGAGGCTGCTACACCGCTTGAAGCGGCTCGGCAGCGGGGTGGGGTCGTTGAGGTTTGTATCCATCTATACAACAGTCTATCATGGCTTGGACCCCGACGCAAGCCTCGCTTTGTGAACGGCCTCCACGTTGGTCCACACGGTGCGGAGGAAGGCGATCAGCAGGCCGAGGCCGACCACACCCCATCCGCCAGTGCGCTGATAGACCTCGCAGATCAAGCCGCCGGTCACGATTGCCCACCCGACCGGCCACAGCCGTTTTACTGTCTGCACAGACTGTTGTTGCTTGAGCCCAAGCGGCGGCGCATCGGAACCTTCGACCCAGCGCACGTCCATAATAGTGAAGCCTGCGCGAACAGTATCGCCCGGCCGAATGGTGCGGATGCCGTCGTTGGTCGCGACGACGATCTCAATGTCGGGAACGAGGATTACATCAGCCACGGTTGTAAGTTTCGGCGCATGCAACAGTTCACCCGCCTCGAATGTCGAGAGATACTTGCGCATCTCGATGCCGACTGTGACCCGGACGTGATCGCAAAGCTGCAAGAGATTGCACAGAGTGTAGGTACGTTGCGCGTTGCTGGCGTCAGTGAAGGTCGAACAAGCGCACCGACGAGGTTACAAGAAACGGGTGCCACGTTTCCCTATACCTTCAAGCGCGAAGACTTCCAACATCTCAACGATGAAGAGTACGCAGCGTACACCCAAACGCAGCGTCAACTTTGGGAACGCGATCAGAAGATGCGTGGAGAGATTGCAATGGAGTCGTTGGCTCCCCCCTCATTACCAACCGGCTACGGCAGTGGAGTCGAGCGCGTCCCGCTTCACGCCAAGAATTCTCTTGGCGATACTTGTATCGCTGTTGATGCTGAGTCTGGCTGTTGTACTTATCAGTGCAGCAAGTGCGGAGACTCCTACGTCGCCAACAACCCGGCCGTCCGTGGATGCCAGTGCGGCGGGTCGGGCGAACGTCGTCAAGCGAGTGCTGAAGACGACGACGTTGCGATCACTCCTGTGCGTACAGATGACGGGGCTATTGAAGGTACTGATAGCAGATGGTAGAAGGTCGGGGTCGGAGGTAAGAGCATGGCAAACGCACTTCTCGGTAACGCCGCACCCTTCGTCATCGGCGGCCTCAACACCAACGGCGCGAACACTGCGCCGGACCCGCTTCCGAATCAGAATCGTGATCAGCATCTGACCGGCCCGAACCCGCAGTACACACCCATCATCGCAACGTACGGCAACCCGGCCACGGTCGAACCGGACGGCACGATGATCGCACGGCCGACGCAATCCGGGACGAGCATCCTGGGTGAAGACGAGTAATGAACAACGTCGAGGTCCGACTTTCAGACCCCGAGAAAATCAAAGAGGCGTTGACCAACCTTCGTGCAGTTGCAGCCAACAACAAACTCGTTTCTGAAAAGTCGGACCCCGCGTTCGAGATCGTAAGCGATGTCGTTGTGCCGGTGCTGCTCGACATCCGCACACTCCTGATGCACATGCTCAACGCAACGGGGCAGTGTGCAAACGCACTCTCGGTTCTCGTTACGCTCGTCGCCGAAGAACAGAAGGCGGCGCGAGGAATGACCAGCCCAGTCATCGACCCCAAGTTGCTGCGCGTTCGCGAATGAACTCCGCAACACTCGCCCGATTCAAGGAAGTCACCGCAGGCATCGTCCTGACCGAAGGCAGCATCGGGGATGAAGAAGCGGAGTACCTCGGCAGTCTCGTTTGGGACCTGGGTACGATATGCATCGCACAGACCGGCCTCGGCATGGGCAAGAGCGCGTGGGCGTTCCTATCCGCGAATCCCTACTGCACCGTTGTGACGTTCGACAACGCAGCACACGCACAAGCCGGTCGGCTAGAGCAGATCGTTAGCGATGAGTTTCCCGGCAGGCACCACGTTGTATGGGGCGACTCGAAGCAGACGTTGCCCCGCGCGCTCGCATTACCAAAACCGTGGCCGGTCGATCTGGAATGCCCGCTCGTCTTCATAGACGGCGGGCACGACTTCGAGACGTGCTACAGCGATCTGAAGGCGTTTCACAAGGCGGGCCGCATCGTAGTGCTGGATGACTGCTACCTCAACGGTACATGGAATCCGCCGACCGGCGTTCTCAACGCATGGACGCGCGCGTTCACAGAGGGGCTCGTCAAGCCAATCTCTTACCACGAAGAGGTGCAGCCGTCAGAGAACCGCAGTGATCTGCCGTGGGCCTGGGTGAAAGGCGTCTACGTCTGAAACCGCCGGTCACACTCATTTCCATTATCCACAACGAGGGCGCTCGGCTCCCCGGCTTCTTGCTCTACCATGCGTCACTCGTTGACGAGATAATCATCGTAGACCAGGGCTCGACTGACGGTAGTCGTGAGATCATCCGCATGCTCGGCCTCCCCAACGTGCGCTGCATCGAACACCCGAAGTTTGGAACGCCTGAAGTCTCGCGGCCGTTCGCCATCCGCGAAGCGCGTAACGAGTGGTGCCTGATCTTGGACGGTGACGAACTGCTCGACCCGACGTTCGCGCGTACGGTCATGCATCTTGTCGTTGACAAAGAGTACAACTGCGACTTTGTGTACGTCAAACGATACAGCGCACACGGCGGGGTCGAGAATGAGATCGCTTACAACAACCGGCTCTTCAAGAAGTCGAAGGTCGAGGTAGCGAATTACCCGCATGATCAGATGGGACTGTACGCCCACTCACAGGTCATCCCAGTACCTACGGCAACGACGTTCCGCTGCGAGTCCATCGGCATCTGGCACCTGAAGACGGTGGCAGAACAAGAGGACAGCGTAGGCTACCACGATGCCCTCATGTCCATGCCAGGCCGAGCCTCGCTCAAGCCTGATCGGTTCGGACCCTAGCTAGTCTAGGAGCGCCTCCATTTTGGAGATGAACTGTCGTGCTGCTCCATGCGCTTCAGCCGTTTGACGTATCGTTATCGTAGGTTCGCGTGGAACTATCGGTACGAAGCGCCCTTGGTTCTGTTGACGACGGATGGCGTACGGGCACGTCGTTGATCTGTTGAGATGCGAGCGCAACTTGTTGAAGGTTCTGCCGCAGCCTCCGCACTTCTGGTGCGTACGTTGGTATCTGGATTGCATGTTGAGGTTCCTTTCGTGACTGTGCAACCTACATACATTATACCATACGGTACTTTCGCATTAGTCAAAATCGCCGGCACTTTGCTTCGCAAACGTAGTATCCATCAGATACCTAAAATTATTTGGTGACGACAGCATGCGGGTTTGCAAAGCAAAACGAGCGCCTTTCGGCACTCGTTGCACTTCGACCGGCCGCATTTAGTGCGGGCGAAGATTTAATGTTGGCTGATTTTCCGGGAATGTCACTGTCGGTATTCCGAGTCCGCGCTTCGTTATGTAGCTCTTGATGAACGCCCCGCCGAGCGGAGTGAACTTCTGCTGCAAGAGGTTGATCGACCAACGCCGGTTGGCTTCGTCTAGCAACTTCGTTGCGATGCCCTTGCGGCGGAAACTCGGGTCGATGAAGACTGCGACGTTGCCCGCCTGTTCTAGCCCCATGCGAACGGGGAAGTGGTTGAGGATGCCGCGCACTTTGCCCGACTTGTCGCGGTAGAGCAGACAGTCTACAGGTGGCATGTCGTCGCCGACATCCCCGGCGAAGTACCCAATACCCTTCGTACCGAGCAGCGGATACTGCTTGACCTGCACAGCGAAACTGTATGGGCCGGTCGCGAAGATGTCGGGTATGGTGTTGAGGTTCACTATGCGTGTCTTTCCGAGCTAGGTGCGCGCTTGATTGCGGCGTGTAGCTCTGCTTCGTAGTGATCACCACGCCAGCGTTGCGTAACATCTGCAAGGTCGATGACGGCGCAGTTACCGTACTCCATCGGAATCTCGGGGTCGTCGCTGTAGCCAAAGACGGTGCCGATCATTGTCTGCTTGTTCTTTCCGCGTCCCGATTCGAAGTGGACGACATGGAAGCCGTTGCCACTCACGCCGTTGCGGTGAAAGCGGACTGACAGAACCTTAGTGACGAGTTTAGCCATTTGCGGGCCTCGGAATCGTGCAGATCACTGCACCGTTGACGCAGGTGTAGTAGCGCGGGTCGAACCCGCCGTCTTTGAATGCGGCCTCAACATCAGCGACGCGCGCGGCCTGGTCGGCTTTCGGGTTGGTCATTGTACGTTGTACTCTTTCGGTTGCACGGCATTTCCAATCTGGCCGCGCAGGTGTGGTTTGACGGGCACGACGAGCCCGCGGCTTGGGGGTCATCGTCATAGCGGTTCCCCCAAAGCCGCAGACAGGTAACTGTACGCCGCGTCGTAGTTCGGGAAGTTGGTGCGGACGTGCTTCACGAATTGCTCGGCCTGCGTGGTCGAGTGCGCTTTGAAACGCACCCAACCGCAGCCTGCACTATCGCGCCGCATCAACCACACGCCGCCGGTTTGCTTACCGGCCTTGTGGCCGCCCTGATCTACATCAGTGACGGCCCAGGCGAGTTTGGTCATTTTACGGCAGCACCCCCGTCAACTTCGGCTGATTCTCCGTAGCGTGTGCGAGCGCGGCTTCCGCTTGGCGGACTTCCCGCTCGGCTACTTCGAGTTGGTACTGCTTCTTTTCGAGCCAACGCTCGGCAGCGGCAATGACGCCCTGCCAGGCCGTTTCGACACTACCGAAGTAGCCGCTCGCCGCGTAGAAGTGCTTCCGGCCGTAGTCATCGAACGTGATTTCCAAACCGTCCGGGCTGACGCCGACAATCAGCTTGCCGTTGATCGCGCCGTCGTAGATTCTCTCGCCGGTGGAGTCGCTGTACGGACGCTGCGCACCGAAGACGAGATCACCGATGCCGACTTCCGTGCCGTCCGCGAGTTTCGCTTTGCGGCCCTTCTTGGCGTTGATCTTCTTGATGAGACTGTTGATTTGAGATTGGACGGCAAGCCGGATGGGCTCGTTGTCCATGACGGTCGGCAGTTGCTTCTGCAGGTCTGCCAGTTGTCGTTCCATCGTAGTCATGTTGTTGAGGTTCCTTTCGTCGGGTGGGTTAGTCGTAGTCGTAGATGCCGTTGTCGTCGTGACGATACTCGGCGTAGTCGGCCGAGGATTCGACATCATCGAATTCGATTTCGAGAACGGCGTCGGCTTCGGGGTTGAACATTGTTGAGGTTCCTTTCGTGGCGTACAGCCTTGTACTGTACTACACAGTACAACCCCCGAATTGCTCCGAGGGTTGCACTGTTGTGTGGTTTTTACCTATCTGGTCGCCAGGATGATTTCGAGTGCGCGGTCCTTGAGGTCCGTGTCTTCGAAGGTGCGGAGGAAGGCGTTCGCCTGTTGGTTCTCGCCGCGCAGATTCCGCATGTGGTCGGCGTAGTCCGCAATCGCGTTGTACGCCCCCCAGCCGGTGTCTTTGATGTTCGCGAGGTCATCGGCCGCAAGGGCTCTGATGCACTTTTCGCGAGCCGTCTCGGCCAGCGTTGCGCCGCGCTTCGATTCGATGATCGCCGGGTCGCCGAACAGTTGGTCCATCAGGTCGGAGAACTGCTTCTCGCTGAACTTGACTTCGACCAGGCTGTTCGCCTTTTTGCGGAACTGATCGTAGTAGGCGGTCGTGAACCCCATGATGCGCGCCGCTTCTTTCATGCGCGCCTCGTAGTTCTTGGTGTGCTTCACTTTTTGGAAGCGGGAATCTTGCTTACGGTTTTTCTCGTCTCCGAGCGCCATGTTCAGCGTGTTCTGACACACGGTGCGCGTCGGCGTCATGCAGAGGATGATCGAGCCGCGTCCGTCGTGCTGAACCTTCAGCAAGAAGTAGGGCTGGATTTCGTCCCCGGCGATGGTGAAGTTTTCAGCGAGCTTGGCGTTCATCCACGCCGTGCGACCGTCGTACAGCGCACCGGCCGTATCGAACTTCGCTTCGGCGTTGCCGATGATGGCGTCAACGATGTTGAACGCATCGGCGTTTTGGCAGATCGTGTACTTGTTGCCGACGATGCCGAACGTCTTGTCCGGGAAGTCGGCGCGGTAGGTACGCGAGTAGCCTTCGATCTCTTTCATGTCGGGGGTGAAGATCGGACCCATTTTGACTTCGTAGTCCAAGCCGCTCTTCTTGAGCGCCTCGGCCGAAGTCAAGCAGCCATCGACCGGCTCGCCCAGTTTGTGCCATGGGACATCGTATTTGCTGCCCTTGACGTAGAACATGGCGGCCTCGGAGGCTTTGGCTGCGTTGCCGTCCGCGTTCAGCACTTGGCCGGTGACGCGGGAGGCGAGATTGCTAGGCATAGTTGAGGTTCCTTTTCGGTTGGGACCAGCTTAAAGTATCCGGCCTTGGATACATCGTACTACAGGCTGCACCCGCTGTAAAGGGGGTTGACCAAGAAATCGCCTACTTGACTTGCCTAACGTAGTATGCTAGCCTGGGGACGGTGGAGGCCGACCTCACTGGCGGGTCGCTTTCTCGCTTCCTAGCGCCCCTGGCTGGCCTATCCGGCCTACGATTGGTAGGAGGGCATGTGGCACTGCCGCTACGGAAGAACGACGCGCAGGAGGCTGTCTCAGCGACGGCTAGCGGTCAGCTTTTCCGAGCCCCCGTTGTCGCGAAGCTGCCGGTCAAGAAGCCGAAGCTGCCGATCACCCCGCGCCTGTCGGAAGACGTGAGCGCAGCGGTTCGGAAGAAGACGGCCACCATCGGCGACGACCGCTACCCGATGCCGGACAAGAAGCATGCCCGGCTCGCGCTGCAGATGATCAACCGTGGCGACCTCTCACCTGAAGAGAAAGCCAAGGTGCGCGCCCGCGCGAACAAGATGCTGGGTGAGGCTGATCGCGGTGCAGACGGTAAGTTTCACAACGACTCGCACACCACCGCCGCTCGCGAACATCTTCTCGCCGCGTCGATTGCGGTCAGCAGCGGGGATACGCAAGAAGCGCAGCGCCGGATGGACTCAGCCGAGATTCACACGTCGCACAGCCAACACGCGAAGGCTCCCGACGCTCTTAAGAAGATCGCGGCGGCGAAGTCGAATCTGACGGAGCCGGTCGCAGCCCAGGGTCATCTGCAAGGTGCGTACGACGATCTGCAGGGCGAACCCAACCGCCTTCTTATGATGAAGAAGACGCGCGAGTCCGACACCGGCCGCACGTTCATTCGCGAAACGCTGACGTTCCACCCCAAGTTTATCGAATCGACATTCGACCCCGAGAAGGGGACCGTTGATGTCATTATCATTGACGAGGGTCAAGGCAACTCGCGCGACAAGAACAACTATCTCGGGAAGACGATCAGCGAAGCCGTCAATCGTGGCGTGTTCGACGGGGAACAAGCGTACGCTGATCACCCCAGCAAGTTCGATGATAACAACCGGCCTGAACGTAGCATCCGTGATCTGATCGGGTACTACTACAATTCGCGTGAGACGAAGACTGACAACGGTGTTGCCTACGGCGCGACGCTGAAGATTCAGGAAGGTCAGGACTGGGTTGTCGGCCTCATCAAAGAGGCGATCAACTTTCAGAAAAAGTTTCCCGACAAACAGTATGTCGGGATTTCCATTAACGCTGACGGCGACACAGTGCCGACTCAGCGTAATGGCAAAACCGTCAACGACGTTGTGCGAATCACTGAGGCGTTCAGCGCCGACATTGTAACGAAGCCTGCGCGTGGTGGCAAGTTCCTTAAACTCGTAGAGAACACAAACGGCTCTAAAGGAGACGGCATGGACCACACTAAGATTCTCGAAGCTGCTAAGAAGCTCGAAAGCATCGCCGCAGGTGAAGCTGTTGACCCTGCCGATCTGACGGCGATTGCAGCGACAATGCGCGAAGAGACGGCGAGCGGCAAAGACACGAAGGCCAACGTCGGCACGGCGCAGATGGAAGCGGCCAAGAACCCGAAGGACGGCGAAGACGACGCGGACGAAAATCCCGACGAATTCACCGAGGCCGACAAAGCTGCATTCATGCAGTGGAAGAAAGAAAGCGCGAAGCGCGAGGCCGACAAAGTTAAGGTCGGCACGGCGCAGATGGAAGCCGCTGCTACGACCAGCACCGGCAACCTCACCGAATCGCAGAAGCTCGCCAAGGCGCACCCCACCGTGTGGGCCGCTGCGTTGAGCGAAGCGCAGGCGCTCGCGAAGACAGGCACCGTCAAGCTCGAAGACGTGCTTGCCGAGAACGCCGCGTTCAAGGCGCAGAACCTGATTCGCGAGTCGATGGACATTGCGAAGAAGAAGTTGTCGGAGTCGAAGCTGCCGGAAGGCGCGTTCGCCGACATCCTTCCGCAACTCATCGGCTTGGACGAACCCGAGATCGTCGCCGTGATCAGCGCCAAAGAGAAATTCATCGAATCGCTCGGGTTCGATATGACGAAGCGCGTTGCCGGGACCGGCGCAAAACTACCGCTGCGTGAAGCAGCCGACACTGCCGGACTGACGAACGAACTGCTCGTCGGCGTCGTGCAGGACTAAGGGGGACTAGATGAGCCTTACTCCTACCACTTCCCGCAACTCGTTCGTCAAGCACACGTTCGACGGTTCGCTTGCGGGTATGCCTACGGCGGGTTCGTCGTACCCGATCAACCAGGGCGACATCGTTTGCTGGGACACCACGCTTAACTCAGGCGCGGGTGGTCTGCGTACCGTCGCAGTTCAAGCCGACATGGCGAAGTACGTCGGCGTCGCAGCCCAGCAAACCCCGATAGCGTCGCTCGGTGACTCGCTGCTTTCGCTCGAAATCTGGCAGTCGGTCATCGTCAAACTCAAAGGTACGTCGGGCGAGACGTATTACCACTTCCAGGAAGTCTACTGGAACGAAACCGTCGATGTGCAGACGATCTCGAACAGCACCAACTCGAACGCTCGTACCAACCCGGTCGGGTGGGTGATCATTCCGCAGGACCTGTGCATGAACGGTATCTACTCCGTTCTCGCAGGCGCAGCGACCGACGTTGAAGTTTGGTTGAACCCCAAGTACCCCGCATCGTTCCTGGTCTAACGGGAAGGGAGCAGAGCAACAACAACTATGAGCAAACTTCTGGAGCGTCAGACCGCAGCACTCGACAAGTGTCAGTCCAAGCTGAACGAGTCGATCAAGCGTTGGGGTTTCGACGCCAGCAAGGTTCCGTTCGGCGCAGACGGGTTCTCCATCAAGGCACTCAAGGAAAACGCGGTGCGCTTGGTCGAGACGAAGCGCGAACTGCGGGAAGCGAATTCCGAAACGGTGTTCGGCGCGCTGCTCCGCTACGGCGTTCAGAACTTCATGTTCGATGCGTACAAGTCGGTCACGGACTTCGTGTACACCGACTACGTTCGCATGCGTACATCGAAGAACCGGCAAGAGTGGTACGCTCCACTCTTCGGTGTCGAGATTCCCAAAGACGTTCCGCTGGGCGGCAAATACGAAGACTCGCGTATCGCCGGGCTCGACATCGAAGTCATCAACAAGAAGGTCGGTCGCATTCTCTCGTTCGAGCGCGAACTCGTTGACGATGACCAGACCGATCAGATCAGCCAGAAGTCAACCGAACTCGGTTCGCGCATGCGTTACAAGGAAGAGGCCGACGTAAACGGCGTCGATGTCTATACCTTGGCAACGCTCGGTCGCGGTATCACCGGGGTGGCGAACACCTCGTACACCACGGCCATCGGCAACAAGGGAACGTACGGTACGCTCTCGCAGCCGTTGCTCGAAGCAGCCGACATCCTCGCGCACAACATGGTGGACCCGCTGAACAACCGCATCATGGTGAAGCCGAGCATCTTGCTCGTCTCGCCTGCGGACAAGTTCAACGCTGCCAAGTTGCTCAACTCGGCGCTGCAGCCTTCCGTTCCCGGCGCGGCCGGTTCGCAAACGGCAAGCACGGCAGCGGGCGGCCTGACCGGCTGGACGATGACCATGAACCCGTTGCAGGGACTGTACAACCTCAAGGTTTCGCGGTTCCTACCCTCGGGCTACTGGTACTTGATCGACCCGCAATCGACCGTGTTCCAAGATCGCGACCCGCTCGAACTGCTTATGGAAGCACACGATGCAGGCTCGTCCTTCGAACGCGATCAGTATCGGTGGCGCGTTCGTCGTCGTTACCAAACGGCGACGCTCGAATACCGTTACATCATCTGCGGCAACGGCCAGTAAACGGCCGAGTAAAAAAGAAGAAAGGAATGGGGTGTGTGCAGCACCCCAACCCCGACGAAATGAAGACAGATTCGCGCGTTCTTGGCGGAATGAATCCGACCAAAGAACTCGACAAAGACAAAGCAGAGCGCAACGAACCTCGCAACAACCGCGAGGAAGATCGGCTGTGTTCCATCCTCACGCAGCATCTGCGGCAGAGCCCCGGCATTCAGATCGTCAGCGAGACGTTCTACGGTGCGCCGCGTTCAGAGATGCGGTCGAGCTTCGACATTACCTACGACCGTTTCTACCCGCAGATCGACCTGCTCGTTCAGAACTTCACGCGGCGGCGCTACTACGAAGACATGGGGTTCGATGAGGAAGCGTTCAACGCCGAACTCGCGATGTACCGTGACTTCGCGCGCGACACGCTGCACAAACAGTTCTTGCCGGTGATCGACGGCACGGTTGACCCGGAAGACCTAGCGGCCATTACCATTCCTGTGCGGGGCGTAAAGACGGTAGCCCAGCCCAAAGAGACTTCAGATCGCATCCCTCGGGAGGATGACGCAGCCTAGACATGGCGACGACTCTTGCAGCGGCAATTACTAGTGCCCGCGTTCTCTGTGGTGACTCCACCACGGATAACTTGTCGCGCAATGAGAATCTGGACAACTCGGACATTGGCAACCTGATCAACGGCTCGAATAAGACGTTCCAGGTTGTCAACTACCCGATTGTTCCTGGCGGCGAAGTCTCCGTGATCGCTGACGGCACCCTACTCGCACTCACGACCGGCTACACAGTCAACGAGCCGACCGGCCAGTTCTCGCTCGTCGCCGCACCATCTAGCACGTTGTATGTGACGTACTACTACTACTTGATGCCGGATTCGGTTTGGACGGAATTCGTTACCTGGGCAGTGCAGCGTCTGAATCTCTCGACCGGCAATCTCTCGACGGATGTCGGGAACGTCCCCGAAGGTTTACTGTCGGCGCTGAAGCTGTACTCTGTGGCGGCATGGGCTCGTCGCATCGCTGCGCAGACTGGACTCTGGTACGATCAGAAGCTGCAAGAGCGCAACGAAAGCCGCGACGACATTTCCAAAAAGTTCCTCACGCTCGGCGTTCAATGGGAGAAGGACGGCGACAACGCGCGCGACTCGTACTACAATGGTGCCGGGACGCAACTGAAGCCGTCGTTCCGTGTCAACCAGATGACGCCGCGCGGTTACACGCCGTACAGATAATGTATGCCGATCAACGCTGGTCCACTGTCCGCGCGTCCGATGATGCAGCTTACGTTCGAAGTGATTCGAGCGCGCATGACTACGGTCGCGCCTTCGGGTACGCAGATGTCGCCTGCGCAGACGTGGACGAAAAGCGGGCGACACTTCCGGTGCGACATCGACCCGTTGCGCGACGAGTTGAAGTTTGCGCAGGCCGGGGCGACGACAATCGCAACGCACATCTGTCACTTCTTCGCGGACGCGGACATACTGCCCAAGGACCGCATCCAAATCTACTCATCGAAGCGGCTAGCTGGGCCGATTGGTTCCTGGTATCTGATCACCGAGGTGGTCGAGCCAACGGAGACTATCGCCTATCAGCGCGCGTACGCGATCATTTCGAGCAACCCTGGCGTATGAGTGCTTCGAGCGCGTCCTTCCAGGCATGGTTCGTTCAGCAGGCGCAGGCCAACAGTTCGATTGCGAATCTGCTTGCCAAGGACTCGACCGGCATGCCCATCGTGGTTCCGTATCACGCAACGGACGTAGACGAGAATCTCGGCTTCCCGCACATTACCATTGCTCGGTACGGGTCGGCGGTAAGCGATGGTCCCTTCGATGACAGTCCGCTTCATGCGCAGCGCAACGACGGGCTCAAGGTCGGTATCTGCGTGTGGTCGCAGAAGTCGATAGACGAGTGTGTCACCATCTACGACTTCGTTGATCAGATGTTGCGCGGCCCAGTTGCGAACGTGAGCAGCCCGTACTTTTCAACGTATGGTCTGTGGCGCACCGACTATCGCGACGACCTCTTCGATGACGATCTCAAGTGTTACCACCTGCACTCCGAATACACGATGTGGGTTCGGTACACGTCCCTACCGGGGAGCTAACGTGGAAATCAAGATCGAAAACGACGTAATGACCCTGCACGGTGCCCCGCCGAAATCGGTTGTCGAGATGCGTTGGCAGAACACGCTGAATGGACGCAACTTGATTCAGACGGTTGAGATCAGCGAAGACGGCTCGGCTGCATTACCAATCCCGCCGCATTATGGTGTTCACTATGCAGCGTCGATTCGGTACGGTCAACGCATCGCACAGTTCATTCGAAATCCTGATGGCACGTCATTGGACTTGGCGACGCCGGTCGAACCCGCAGTTACCGCGCTCTTTGAGGCGCTCAACCCGTCGTCAGGGGAGGAAGTTTAAGTGTTTGGATTCGGAGCGGGACGCGCCCGCATCATCCCTAGCGGCGGAACACCGTACGAACTTGGCGTGGTGCAGAGTGCATCGGCCGAATTCAAGGTGGACCTCAAGGAACTACGCGGCCCCTACCGCTACCCGCAAGCCGTCGCCGATGGCAAGGGCACGGCAAGCGGTAAGGTATCGTTCGCCAACCTGTGGCCGCCGACGCTCTCGGAAATTCTCGCAGCCGCTGCACCGACGCAGAATCCAACGGCATCAACGACTGTCGGGCAGGCTGTCATCAACGAAGTGCAGCCGATCAGCGGTACGCACTGTACCTTGACCAACGCGACTACCTATGTCGTTGGCAGCGAGATCGTCGTTGTCACGATCTCCGGTGTTCCGTATTACTACACGCGCGGCGGCTCGCCAGCAGTTGCATCGGCGACGGCTCCGCTTGCCGGTGTGTATTCGATCAACACCGGCACCGGGGTGCTTACGTTTGCATCCGGTGACAACGGCAACAACGCAACGATCACCTATCTGTACAGTCCGACCGGCAACAACGGCAATGCCAGCATCGCACTTTCACAGCTTGGCATGAACACGGCTCCGACTTTTCAGTTGACGCTGATCGGAACCGGCAAGAACTACTACTCGAACGCTACCCAGCAGTTCATCATCGTCTTCAATGCCGTCTTAGCTCCGTCACTCAAGTTCGACTTCAAGCTAGACGACTTCACGATGATGGACTTGGACTATCAAGCCTTCATCGACGGCAGCGGCAACCTCGGTTCGCTGTACTTCGTAGCACCGGACGCATAAGGAGCAGACATGTTCGGATTCGGAGCGGGTCGAGCCCGCATCATTCCTTTCGGTGGTACGCCGTACGAACTCGGTGTCGTGCAGAGTGCGTCCGCTGAATTCAAGGTCGATCTCAAAGAGCTTCGTTCGACCTACCGTTACCCTGTTGCCGTCGCGGACGGGAAGGGCACGGCATCGGGCAAGGTCAGCTTTGCTAATCTCTGGCCGCCGACCCTAGCCGAGATTCTGTCGTCAACCGCACCGACGCAGACCGGCCAGCAAGCCGCGATCAACGAAGCGCAAACGATTCCCTCGTATCCTGGGCCGTATACCGTTACGTTGACCAATGCGGCTACGATGGTGGCTGGCAGCGAGATCGTCGTCGTGACGATTGCCGGTGTGCCGTACTACTACTCGCGCAGCGTTATCACGGCACACGCATCGGCAACCAATCCGCTGAACGGCAGCTATACGATCTCAGCCGGTGTGCTGACGTTTAACGTCCTGGATGCGGGCGAAGCGATCTCGGTGACGTATCTCTACACCCCGGCAGGGACCGCGAACGCTACTATCGCTCTGTCGCAGCTTGGCATGAACTCGTCGCCGACGTTCCAACTGACGCTGATCGGCACCGGCAAGAACTACTACAGCAACGCGACGCAGCAGTTCATCATCGTCTTCAACGCTGTGCTGGCACCGAGTTTGAAGTTCGACTTCAAGCTAGACGACTTCACGATGCTGGACTTGGATTACCAAGCCTTCATCGACGGCTCGGGAAATCTCGGGTCGCTGTACTTCGTCTCGCCAGACGCATAAAGTTTCCTTTCGTCGGGAAAAGAACGAACCCCAGGCTGCACACCTGGGGTTCTTTCTACTCTGGTTGCAGGTTCGTCGGGACTAGCGTTTGCCCGGCGCTGCGGTGGACGTACCGACCGGCGCATGAACGCCTTCGGCCGCGCCGCTACCGTTGACCGCAGCACCTACCGGATGCGGATGGTTGGTGTCCGCGTGTTGCTTTGCCGCGCGCCGAGCATAGTCGGCCAGTTCGCGATCATCGTCCTTGGCAAGCTTCTGCATTTTTGCTACCGAGTCGTTGTCGAGATAGTAGCTGATGCGCGTCGTGTTGGGGGGTTGACGCGAACCGCGTTTCGGTTTCGTCGTAGTGGTTTCGTCTCCCATGTAAGAAGTTGACCTCTACTCTTTCTTGGAGCGCAGTGGATGCGGCATTGTGTTCACGTTGCGCACCACGGTTCCTTCTCGGAAACTATCGCCCGCAAAATTCTCGGGGAGTATCGTATGAGAAGGGTCGCAGCCCAGTGAAGGATTTCCAATCAGCAATCCGACGTGAGGAGAATCTACACTTATATGTCGATGGATGGTGCAGCACTAGCGGCACGGCGCGACGCCGAATCGGCCGGTGCAGCCGGTGCAGGCAGTACGTCAGACGGCAACGGGCCGAAGACCGAATCGGTCGTGAAGATGTTCATGGACGAAGACAAGATCAAGGCGATCAAGGCGCGGACCTGCATAGTCACGGTCGGCACACCGGCTACCGAAGTCGTCATACGACCCCTTAGCACGGCCGGGATGGTCGCCGCATTCAAGAGCCTGCGGCATCTCTTGGTGCCAGTTCTGGCCCTCGGGAAGAGCGCCGGTCAGGGTGCGGCTCCGACCATCAGCGCGATCTTGGACGCCTTCGGTGACAACATCGAAGACGTGCCGGAACTGGTAACGATCATTCTGCAGCGCGGCAATCCCGACATCGACCGCAAGTGGGTTGACAAGAACCTCGACATCTTGCTCGACCTGCAAGTGATCATCCCGCCGTTCTTGGAGCAGAACGGGCTCGACCGAATGTTCTCGGGAAAATTAGTCGGGCGGGGCGTAGCATCCTCGCCCGCGAGCGCGCAAACAACGAACGGCAGCACAACGGTGCCATCGCAGCAGACGGCGGAATCACCAGCGGAGTCCACTTCTGCTCCCACCACTACGGACAGTCAACCAATTACTTCTGGCACGAACTAACCTATGTGCAGTATCTGCTCGCAGTTGAGGAAATGCAAACTCAACTGCGCGCAGAGAACGGCATCAGAGAAAAGATCGTCGGCTACGTTGGCTACGATTGGGAGCCTGAACTCGACACCATTTCACCTTCGGACTTCGAAGGGCTCAATGCAAAAGCAGTGAGCATGAAAGAACTGCCGGACGACATTCGCGACATTCTCCTCGCAGAGAACTACCGCCAAGAAACCGGCCAAACACTGACGCTCGAACAAGATCGCGCACGACGGGGGGTGATCTAAATCGCAGACTCTGTAGACCAATCTGTAGGTATCGAACTTGTTTCAATGTTCGAGCAGGCGACCAAAGATTTATCCGCCTTCGGGGATGCGCTGCGTACAAGCCTGGGTGGTGCTGCCAAGGAATCCGAGTCGTCGCTTCAGCGCATGGAAGACTCTGCGCACGGTGCCGCCGTCGAGTTCGGCAAAGCCGGTGAAGAAGCAGGGACGAACTTTGCCAAGGGTCTAGCCGTCTCGTTTGGTTTGGCCGCAGCGGAGTTCATCAACACGATGCGCTCGACTATCGAATCTGCGAGTGGCTATGCATCCGACTTGCTAACCACACAGATGATCAGCGGCGACAGTATCCCCGACCTGCAGAAGTTTGAGTTTGCGATGCGCAGCGTCAGCATCGACAGCGAACGAACGAACATGCTGCTAACGGCACTGCAGCAGCGCATTGTGATCGCGGCCGAGAAGGCGAAGGATACGTCGTCCGTCTTCTATCAGCTTGGGCTCAACGCGAAGAACATGGTCGGCAAGGACGCCATTACCAATATCGAAACGGTGGCCGACAAGCTAGCAAACTTGAAGAACACGACCGAACGTACGCGCGTCGCGGGCGAACTGTTCGGGGAACGCATCGCTGATGCCATGATGCCGCTGCTTGAACAAGGCGGGGACGGCATCAAGCATCTGATGGAGATAGCCTCTCAATTCGGCGGTCAGATTTCAACTGATCTCATCCTTAAACTTGCCGATCTCGACACCGCTTGGACGCGGTTAGAGCAATCGACCCGCGCGTTCTATGTGACGCTCGCTGGTCCACTGATTCCACTACTGACCGATCTCGCCAACGCGACCATGCACTTCTACGCCTGGGTTGAAGCGTTGTCGAAGCAGCAGCAACTTACCGCACTGTTCGCAGCAATGACGGTCGCGCTGTTCGGCCTTGAAGAAGGCTTAACCGCTATCGGTACATTCTTTGCTCGCGGCTTTGCCATGCGCGCCATCATCGACATCTTCAAAGAGTTCTCGCTCGAACTGCAGGTGATCGGCCTCGTCGCAACGGCTCTGTTCGTTGCATTCGAAACAAACTTTGCGGGGATGAAGAAGTCTGCCGGTCCTACACTCCAAGCCATTGGCATCTTTTTCCAAAACCTTGTCGATACCATCGGCTTCGTCGGGCACGAATTCAGAACGGTCCTCGTCCCAGCGATCAACGAAGTTGGGGAGTCGCTCGCTCCGCTGGTAGACCAGGGCTCGGACTTCCTCACCAACTTCCTTGCTGGTGATTGGAGGGGTGTTCGAACGCTCATTGACGACCTTGCGCATGCGCTTGCGAACTTACTAAAGAACGGCATCAAGCCACTCATCGACAACGGCATCAAGCCGCTCCTTAATGAGATTGGTGCGTTGCCGGGGCAACTGCGCGATGCAAACCCGCTCGTCGTTGCATTCGGTCTAGCATTGTCGGCGTACGTCGTTCCGCCGCTTCTGACCATTGCAGGCAGCGCCTTTGTAGCAGCACTGACCAAGCTGCTTGAGTTTGTCGAGTCTGTCGCTGGGGTCGCGGGTGCGATTCGCATTGCGACGGTTGCAGCGTCTGATTTCGTCCTACCCATTATTATCATTGCTGGGCTCATCGACCTGATCAGTCGTAACTTCTACGCGCTGCAGTCGGTCGTTCTCAAAGTCGAAGGCGCATTCCAGCTAGCCTGGGCGCGTATGATATTACCAATCGGTGACGCGCTCCGTGCGGTATCGGACCTCTTCGATAAACTCGGGCAGCTCGTCGGCATCGTTCCGAGCTTAGGTGGCGTGAGCGCCGTCATGGACGGCATTGCGATCGTGACGCGCAAGGCTGCGGATGCGGCGTACGACTGGTATCAGAACCTCGTCATGGGCGCTGCCGCGCGTGAAGAGGGTTCAAAAACAGCGTCCAATCTTTCCAAGGGCCACGGCGCTTCGTGGAAGCCGGGTGGGCGTGAGAACGAGTACGAAGCCGAGACGCCGTACATCAACGCCGTAATGGCCCCACCGGCAAAGAAGCCACCGGACGATACACCGAAACATGGGGACCAGTCACTCACCCCACCGGCTGGAACCGATAGCGCAGCGATGAAGGCTGCGGCTGATCTCATCGACCAACTGGCTGAAAAGGTTAAACTTCTCAAGTTCGCGCTTGATGATGCGAAGGGTTCCGTCACTCTGATTGAAGATCAGATGAAGGCCCTCGGAACTATCGACACGCCGCAGAAGCTAGCAACACAACAGCATCTTCTTCGGGGCGAGATGTCCGGTACGCTGACCGAGATGCGCGACACGAACGCTATCACGATGCAGCTTCAATCGAACGCTGACGTGCTGTACGCAAAGTGGAAAGGCGCTTCTGACCCCGAGCTAGCGAAGAAGTTCCGCGACGCCTGGTTTGGTGTTCGTGGTGAGATCAAGCAGAACGAGATTGCTGCCCAGGCACTCGGTATCAGATACGAAGACATCTATCACACGCTTCAATCGTCGGCCGAGAAGTTTGATGAGGCGCTCCTCAAGAACGTCAAAACGTACAACGAGCAGCTTGTCATCCTACAGGATGAACTGCAGCAGGCGAAAGCGCGTAATGCGACAGCTTCCGAACTCGCTGACATTGAAGATCGTATCCTAAAAATCCGTAAAGATCAGACTGACGCTGCCGTATCCTTAGCCGCTGCGCAGCGCAAAGAGCAGTCGAGCATCATTCAAGGTCAAATGGATGTTCGAGACGCTCAGGCGAAGACAACGAATCAGACACCGCAACAGGATGCCGACCGAGAAGTTCTTGACGCGCAAGCTAAGGCGGCAAAGGCAGCGATTGCGCTTGCTGACGCTGAAGCGAAGGCAAACGCCGCATCTGTTGAACTGACTCGTCAAAAGAAGAACGAGTATGGCTCCGAAGCTGATCTGAACGCTGCAGAGATTGCCAATCAGCAGGCTATCAACGAACTTACTGACGCCGACTACAAGAACAAAGTCGCTATTCTTGAAGTTATCGCGGCGCAGAATCGACTGAAAAATGAAGCTCTGCAGAAGACTTCGGATGCGTTCGATAAGCTCGGTACGGAAATAGCGGGACCACTGTACACGTCGGTCAAGCTTCTCACGCAAGCGAATCAGACCGGCGCACAAGTAACGGCTGGCCTCGTCGGCGTCTTCATTGAACTTTTCCAACAGTCGAACGCCTTCAAGGATGTGCAGGCTGCGTTCAAAGCGATCATCGAAAACATCGCACAGATTTTCGATGCGATGCGGCCGGTGCTGGACTTCTTGCTCGGCATCCTGATCGGCGTTCTCAACGTCTTCTTCGAACTGTACAACATCCTCGCGACGCTGCTCAACCTGTTCGGGCTGAACATCCAGAAGCTGAAGCTGCTCAACGACTGGCTCGACACGACGACTTCGAAACCGCTCATCGACGTAACGCACGACATCCCGACGATTAGTGAGTACGATAGCGGCAAGTGGGGCGATCTGATTGCGCAGAACACTGGCAACATCGACAACAGCTTAGAGCAAGGCTTCAACGCGCAGCTTGCCAAGCTCGGTGAGATCATCGGTGTTCTGATCGGCATCAAGCTGGTTCTCGGACTCATCCTGGGGCAGTCGTTATCGAAACAAGTCGGCGGCATCTTCAGCGGCATCGGCAACTTCTTCAGTAGCCTCTTTGGCAACCCCGATGGAAGTGGAACGTCGATCATCCCGATTGGCGATGACGGTGGCCCAGGTGCGCTACCGCCAACTGCACCTATCGGATTACCAACCGTGCCGGGCGTTGGCGATTCCTACACCCCGCCACCGTTTGACCCGTCACAGGTCCCCGGTTTAACTGATAGCATCAACAACCTCACCGATGCAACAAACAATGCGGCAGTGATCTCTGCACAGAATGGTGAGGCGCTGACTGCAAACACGTCTGCCGTTCAAGGCGGTGCAGGGACGAGTGGTGGCGGGCTGACCGGCGCAACATCAAATCTCGGTACGATCATGGGCGTTGCAGCCGGTGCGATGCAAATCTTCGCTGGCTTGTCACCAGGCGGCAACTTTAGCGAAACGCTCGGCGGTCTAGGGATGATTCTCGGGACGACGCTCGGTGGACCGCTTGCACCGATTCTCGGGCCTCTGGCGGATGCGGTTGGCAGTCTGATCGGTAGTTTCTTCGGGCCGCAAGTGAATGCGCAAAACAACCCTGACATGTTCGAAGGTCAGACCGGCTATGGTCAGGACATTGCTAACATGCTCGGTTCGGCTGGTGCTGATGGCACGACGTACAAGGAATCCGGCGCGCTGACCAACTTATTTGGCGGAGGCGGCATGCTCTCGGTGATCGAGAAGTACCTCGCCAGTCCCAATGCGAGTTCAGTTCTCGGCGGTACACTCTTCAACAGCTTGGTGAAGATGTTCGGTGAGTCATCGACCGGCAGTGGTTCACTGTACTGGCCGTTCAAGAACATCAGCTATCAGATGGTGACTGGCGCAAGCGGTACTAGCGGCGCAGCGTACACCTATGCTGATTTCCAAAACGGCATCAAGCAGTTCGTACAGGCGCTCGAATACAGTTCGCAAGTGGTGTCGAATCTGTTCTCCGACACGGTTGACGTAGCGACGCTCTACGGTCGCCAAGGGGGCATCGTCTCGGGGCCGACCGGCGGAGCGAATGCACAGGCGCAACAGACGCCGACCGTCAACCTTACCATCGGGGAAATACACGGTGTGCGAGATACAGACGACTTCAAGGCGCAGGTTGCCCCCATCGTGAGCAGCGTACTAGACGAGTGGGCTCGCAAGCAGCAGACCTACACACGCAACAACGGCTTCGTGTCGGGGAGATATAGCTAGTGCCAGCGCATCCCGCAAGTCTCGGCGTCGGCGGCGTACTCGGTTCCGGCTTTCAGTTCGGGCCGTACTACTTCCCCGGCACGTTCCAAGAAACCAATCGCATGACGCAGCGATCACTCGCGCGCAAGAAGATTCCCTTTATGATGGGCGAGTACAGCCCGAACACTACGTCACTTGCGGCGCGTGAGATCAGTCTCGTAGCCGACATCGGGCCAGGAGTTTACAGCCCTGCCCAGGGTATCGTTCTTGCAACCCCCAATGATCTGGAAGCCGAGCGTGTCTTGCTCGCACAGACGCAGATCGAACAGGCGGCAATGGGCTACGCCTACTTCCCAGGCGGCATCGTGAGCGGCTATGAAGGACCCGGCAGCGTTCTCGTTCCGTCGCCGACCGGCTGGCCGCTCTGGATTCGCTCCGACCGCTACATCAACGCCAAGCTATCGAAGTTCCCGCACGTCTTCGGGGATAGCATGGGGTTCCGCGTTGCAAATTGGAAGATCGACTTCGTATGCGATGACCCGCGCTACTTCGGAACGTCCATTTACAACTCGGGGAACAACGCGCTGCCGGGCTCTTCGCAGACGAACAGCGGCAACATTACGCACCTGGGTAACACCAAGGCGTTTCCCGTCTTTCTCTGGACGGTCGTTGGCGGCAACTGCATCGGCCCGAAGATCACCATGACCATTACCAATGGTACGAGTGGTGCGCCTGGGACCGGCAGTATAACGGTGCAGTTCTCCAACTTGAAGATGACTGCGGGTGATCAGCTTCTGCTAAATTGTGACATTCGCCCGGAAGCGCAGCAGTACGCCGCATTGTACTATCCGGGCGGCATCGCGTCTGGCGTTTCACCGATTAACGCTTTGCAGTACATCCTTCCAGCCAACAACGACTTCATCAACTCGCTCGACAACCGTTACTTTTTCCCGTACATCGAAGCGAGTTCTGTCCTTGGCGGCTCGGGCGCATCATTACCAAGCGGCACACACCAACGCTTCTCTTACGGTTCGACCGGCGGCGTCAGCGGGACGACGAATTTGATCTGGGCCTACCAGGATACCTGGCTCTGATGGAAGTCAATGAAGAAGCCATCCGCGACAAGTTCGGCCTCGCCGCCGACGTGAAGATCACCGCCCGCATGTTTGGAACCGTCACACGCGGGGATGGAACAGTTGAGTACTACGACCTTGCAACCGGCGACCGCGTTTCCTACGACGATTTACCCACAGCGATGAAGGAGTAGAGCATGGCAGCAGCAACCGTACTTTCCAATGCAGGCCGTGCGCTTATCACGCTCCGCCTTGCGGGTCTATCATCCGTTGCAGCCGGTACAGCGACCGCGCAGTACATGGCGTGGGGGACGAACTCGTCAGCGACCGCAGCCGCATCAGCGACCGCACTTGCAACCGAATGCGTGGCAGGCAGCAGTGCAGGGCAGATCGTCGGCTACGCACGGCAGGCAATCACCCCATCCCAGGCGACGACTTCCGTCACCAACGATACCTACAAGCAGGTAGGCACGTTGAGCATGGGCGGAACGGTGACGCCGGTCGCCATCTACGAGTGCGGCACATTCGACGCACTGACGAGCGGCAACATGCTCGTCTACGCGACGTTCGGCGCAATCACTCTGTCGGGCACCGACACGCTAGCGATCACGCTGCTTCTGCAATTTAACTAATGGCTCTCGTTCCGACTCTTGCGGGTTACGCAGAAGGTACGGCTGGCAACATTTCCACTGCATTCAGCAGTGCGCCGTCTGCTGGTGATCTTCTCGTTGCCTGCCTATCGGCGACAGGTGCGAGTCCGACCGTTACTCCACCATCTGGCTGGACGCAGATTGGTTCGACTTTAACGCAAGGCAGTACCATCGTTGCCATCTACTACAGATTCGCAGCGGGTGGAACGACGGCATATACGTTCACACTCGGCGGTACAATCAGCTACAGTGCGTTGACGTGGTTTCGTATTCAGGGGGCGGCATCGGCTGGAATTGACCAGTCTTCGCTTGCAATTTCGGCGTTCGGCTCATCAAACCCCTGGACGAAGGCCCCAGGTTCGGTGACTCCGATTAACCCGAACGAGATTGTGATCGCTATATCGGCTGTGCATGGTATGGCCGGTTCTGCGATTTCCAACACAGCATTAGCGAGCTATACTGCGGTAGGCTCACCCTCTTATGGAACTGGCCTTGACCATCAAGCGGCGTACTACCTTGATCAAACGACGGCGGCGGCTGCGAACCCCGGCATTACTTGGACGTATACCGGGAACGAAGCGGGTGTCGGCTGCGGTATCGTAATTTCCATTGCGCCATCTGCGCAGACCTATACGCCCGCCACAGCGGTCACGAATACGATTCTGAAAAGTGGCCGAGCCGCAGCACCTTCACGCTCCGCAGTCACTTCTACAATAGCCTCTGTTTCAAAACGAGCAGTCGCACGATTTATCTCGGCCGTTCAATCGCCTGGAACCGCGTCACTCATATCCGACTACAATCCAGGCATTATCATTCCAACTGGCACTGGAACCGTTCCGCTGCCGGGTCGTGAGTTCGGTTACATCATTATGTACGATCAGTACAATCGGATGTCGAACGTGATCACCGGCATTGACATGATGCATTGCACTGACGTTGTAAATGGGGGCAGCGGAGATGGTGAGTTTCGAGTTCTGCGTCGATTCGTTGATACCCAATTTTTGGGTAGTCTACTTGGGCTCGCAGGTCAACCTAGAAGCTGCAGGCTTCAGTATTACCTGCCCGACAGTAACGACCCCTGGTACGACGGCCGTATAACCAGCATCGACCAAATTCAGAATTCGGACAAGGACGATGAGGTCATTTCCATCGTCACCGAAGGCTGGCAGAATCGCCTGGGCGACGCCATCGTATCGGAGTCTGTGAACCCCGGTGTGCAGCCGAACGGTCAGAACAACGGCAGCATCAACGCGCAAGTCTACCTGCTGCACCTGTTCGGGACGTACAAAGACCCCGTTATGTTCGCCAACATGTTCTTCGCTTCAAGCGACGGCGGACTCGACAACCTCGGCCCAGCGAACCAAGGTATCTTGCTCGACCCCCTTCAGTTTGACGGCGAGAAGCTGAACCAGTGCATTGACGACGTGATCAAACAGATCACGGATAGCACCGGCCTCGTCATCGAATGGGCTGTGCGCGGTGTCGCTCCGTGGCGTAGCGGGAACGGCTTGAACCAACTTAATGTAGTCGTGCAGTCCGATCAGAACCCGAATCTCAACAGCTACGGCTACGACCCGAATGGCAAACCATTTACCATTATCCCACAGCAAGTCGCTGTGCAGGGTAGCGGCAGCACGAAGTACGGCCTACTGTTTCAGTACGTCTTCCTTGAATCTAGTACCTACGACTACCAGATTCAGACGACGACACAGAACCTCTACAACATGATCGCGCTGTACGGTGGTCGTGACCCAATCTCGCAGCAGCAGATTTACCAAGCCTTTGAACGCAGCGACTCCATCGCGCTCTACGGCATTCGTCAACAGAAGGTGACGAACACTAGCCTCATCTCGTCAACGACACTGACGAACTACGCAACTTCGTATCTCGCGACGAATGCATTCCCCCAGCCACAGGCGACGTTCAAAGTCGTGACACCTCGCGACGGCATCAAAGCGGGGAAGTGGTTGCAGGTAATGATACCTGGATTCGGTTCGCTGCCTGGCACAACGACGCACAATCAGATCACTGGCAACATTACCGGCGGCCAGTCGCAGCAGACGGTCCCCTACTCAAACGTCTCTGGCGTCATTCCGTATCAGGGTATGGTCATTACCATTGGTGCGGGGTCGAGTCAAGAGTATGTGACGCTTCTTCCTGGTACAAACAGTTCACACATCGTTGGTATTTTCGCAGAGAATCACACGTCAGGCGCAGCCTTCACCGACATCGCGCAAATGGGTCAACCCGGCACAACCGCTGCCGCCCAAGTCGTCAATCAAGTGCGCGCCATTTCGGTCGAGATACAGCTTCAAGAGGGTGAAGAGCAGTTGGAGATGCTCGTCACCGCAACCGCTCCCCGGCCGTTCATCGACCATGCCTACTACGGCGCACTGCGTGGAGCGGCCAACAACAACAGCGCGTCGGCGTTAGATCGTGGCGGCACCGTCAGCGGCAAGCAATACATCTATGACGGCGGTAACTGGACTTCATCCCAGGAACCTGGCGCATCGCCCTGGATATGGACGGTCAACATCGCTGGGGTCAAAGGGCATATAGGCTACGGCCCGCTTGATCAGTACAGCCAACAGCCGACGAGCGGCTATCAGGACACCGGCATGGTGTCAGCAGTGCCATCGCTGCAGATCAAAACGCCCCCGAACTACTCAAATCCTGGGGTAGCGATAAGCGGCCTCTACGAAGTGTTGCTCACGACGATTCCCTATACGCTCTGTGGTACGGGTGTTGACGGCACAGCGACCATCGTGTGCTACTACGTCGGGCCAGGGTTGCAGTCGCGCACACCGTATGACCCGAGAACGATTCGGTTGTGGGGATTCACACTCATCAACGGTGGTCAGTCCGGCTCCAAGATGTCGTGTGTTGACTTACGTCCGATTGCCCCGCTTACTTCACAAACGTAGGAGATTTCATGGCAACGCACCTCTACACACGCTACGCTGTACAAGATCGTGAACGTGGCGGCATCATCGACACCGCGCCGGTCATTATCCTAAAGCCGTGGAGCAATCCGGCAGACTTTGCTGCGGTGTGCGAGATGAAGAACAACGTGCCGCCCGAGTTCGCCGCTGATCTGGAGAAGATGCTTCTTGAGTACGAGAAGTTCCCTGGGCGCAGGCTCGGCTCGTTCGGGATTGAGTGTTTACCACACATTACCCACCCCCGCATAAAGGCTTTCGCCGAGCAACGATTAAAGGAACTAGGTAAGTAGCTCGCAATGGGTGTGCAGACTCGGCGCTTGGGAGGGCGGCATGCTGACCCCCGCAAACGTGCAGATGATTGCCACCGTACTCGCATGCATTGCGAGTCTTTTAAGTATAATCAGTGTCATTCTCAATCGAACTCGTCTATCGTTGCAGTGGGCAACGCGAAAGGCGCTGATCGCTCGCGTTATAAACCTCGAAGGGTTAAACGTCCAGCTTCGGCTTCAGATCGCGAACTATTTGACGCGAGAAGAAGCCGAGGCTCTCGAAGCGCGTGTGGACAAGCAGGACACGGCGCTCAAGGTCGTTCGACTTCGGCAAGTTGCCATCTACCGCGCCGTCAAAGCCTGGCAGGCTTGGGCGCAGGTGTTAGAAGGCATTATTGAGAAAGCTGGCCTAACTGTACCGCCTGGTCGGCCCCCGGAGATCAGCGACCAAGAGGATGCATTATGACCTTTGCCGAGGCCCGCGATAAGAACGTGGTAGATTCCGCCCTAGACGCGATCAACCTGTCAAACGCGAAAGCACAGCGCGAATCGTTCGCATCAGCCAGCATCCGGTTTTCCATTGCGACTGGGCTGCTAGCGATCTTGCTCTTTGGGGGCGGCAAGATATGGGCGCTTGAGAACAAAGTGTCCACAAATGCGGCACACGCGAACAGCACAGCATTTGACTTCGAGAAAGAGAAAGCGTACCAACGCTGCATCGAACATCGACGCGACTTCTTTCTCGGCAATCGCGCAGCATCTACGAACGCGCGCATTCTGCTTGAGCGGCAAGTCGTAGACAAGAAGTTGTCTGAAGCGGCTTACCATTCGCAGATGCTCATACTCGACCAGAACGATCTGGATAATACCTTCGCTGCGCAGAACGACCCGTTACTGAAATGCATCGAACCGGATTTCGTTAAGTAATGGTCAACGGCATCGACACGTCCGCATACCAGCAGGACACCAACTGGAATACAGTACGCGAAGCCGGTTACTCGTTCTGCTACATCAAGGCGACCGAAGGCACCGACTTCATTTCAGATCAGTACGCGCCTGACTTCAGTAACGCCAAAGACGCGGGAATGCTGCGCGGTGCGTACCACTATTTCCATTTCGGCACCGACCCCATCGACCAAGCGAAGTTCTTCCTGACGAGGTATCACCCAACTGCGGGTGATCTGCCGCCGATGTTGGACTTGGAAGACTCCACAACGCTCGAACCAGCGCAATGTGTCGAAGCGATTTCCAAGTTCCTCGCGGTTGTCGAAGCAGCGACCAGAGTACGCTGCGCGCTGTACATGGGTTTCTACTATTGGGAAGGGACTTTGGGGGCAACAGATGGATTCAGTGGGCATCCGCTCTGGCTGGCCCAGTATAGCGATCAGGAGCAGCCGTCAATGGTCCCCCATGTGTGGGATAAGTGGACGTTCTGGCAGTATTCCGGTTTCGCAAACGTCCCCGGCGTCAACGGAACGTGCGACGTTGACAAGTTCTACGGCGATCTTGACCAACTCCGCGCACTCTGCATTCCAGGAGGCTAGATGACCGCAAACAAATCGTACGCCGCAGTCATCAGCGGCGGCATCGTAACAGTGGTGTGTTGGGCGTTGAACACATACGCTCACGCAGCCATTCCCGACCTCATCCAAGGCACGGTGACGACGCTCATTATGACCGCCTTGGTGTTCTTTGTGCCGAACACGGCGAAGGTGAGTAGCTAACATGGGTTTGATTCTCGGGCTCGTTCAACCGTTCTTGACGGTTCTCGGTGCCATCCTCGGCAAGCACCCGTCTGCGGCCGACCCGGCAACGCCGCTTCCCGGCTGGCTGACGGCCATCGAAAACCTCGGCGCTGCGGTTGGCGATCTGACCGGCAACTGGGTGCAGGACGCGCAGAGCCTGCTGTCAGCGATTGCGGGCAACGGTGCAGCGCTCGGCATCCCCACCAACATCTTGACCGGCGTCACGAACGTGAACGCTGCGCTGACGAAGTACGCTGCGACGGCGGCCGACTACACGCAAGGCCAGGTTGCGGTGATCGCTAAGTTCAGCTTCGAAGGCGTTCCCGGCACGGACTTCGCGATCAGCGACGCCGGGCTCGCAACCCAACTTCCCCCCGGCGTTACGACTATCGGCGGAGCGCTCGGCATCATCTAGGACTTCCAGAGGGGAAGGGAGGAAGGCGGCCTAACAAGCCGCCTTTTTTTGCTCTAGTTCCTGCAGCATCGACGCTGCGATCTCGTCGGGGTCCCAAGTCTTCGGTGTTCCGATCACCACGCGCGCACCTGGATGTGTTACCCAAAATTCCGGGTACTCGACTGGGCACAGGATGACGTGGTTAGTGTGCCCGACGATGTGCGAAAGCCGATTCATCCCCGAGTCTACGGTCGCAATGCAGTGCGCGGACTGTATGAGTCGAATGACGTTGTTCAGATGCAAGCCGTACAGGTACTTGATGCACGGACGCTGACGGCGCATCGACGGCCACGGTCGCGGTTCCATGTGACCGCCGAGGATGCCGATCTCGGCCTCGGGATGCTTGTCGAGAATCAGATCGAACACACGGTTCCAGTTCTCTAGCGGCATCATGCGGATGTCGGGATTTCCATTCGAGAACGGGTGAATCAGGAAGTCAACGTCGGGGATAGGTGGGAAACCGACCTTACCTGTGCTGTGATCAAGCATCGGCACCATGTGCGTGTACGGCTCTGGCAACGTCGTCACCGT